CGGGGATGTCCGCTTTGTTGGGGTATGATGTTTATATGCCTGAGGTGGTGCCCTGGAAAATAGCTAAGCCCGAACTGCGGGGCAGCCGGGCTTAGCCGGAAAACTCAAAGATTTGTTAAATGAAGGTCAATATGGAAGGAGAATAACAGAATGATGGGGAATGTCAACACATTTACGAGTGATAATTCATGTCTGCCGTTTGATGCGTGTAGATCGGTAAAAAGCAAAAAGCCAGCCAAATATGTCATTACGCCGGATATGCACGAACGAATCAAACGAGCATACCAAAACCGAGTTCAATGCAGCGGTGAAATCCGGAATCTGGCAAAAAGGCTCGGCTTGCCCCGCTGGAAAGTCTCCCGGTATGCGGTCCGGAAAGGCTGGATCGAGAAGCAGCAGAAAGAACCGGATTGGTCGGAATCTGAAATATGGATACTGAAAAATAACGCTCAACATTGTCCGGAAGTAATTCAGCGAAAATTGAAGCAGCACGGCTTCCACAGGACGGTTAATGGGATCGTTTTGAAGCGCAAGCGGATGCGGCTTCCGTCAAACCTGGGAGGCATGAGCGCCACTCAACTGGCCGAGTGCCTGGGTGAAGATATCCACTTTGTCACAAGAGCGATTAAGCAGGGCCGATTGAAGGCGAAGAAGCGCCAGGACAACCGGACAGAGCAGCAGGGTGGATCGATGTGGTTTATCAAGGATAAGGATATCAAAGTATATATCGTTGAGAACGTGCACGAACTGGATTTCAAGAAAATCGACAAATGGTGGTTTGTTTCTATTTTGATTGGGGAGGATGTGTAACTATCCCAAGGCTAAAGCACGTGGGCTTTGTAGAGGAACTACGTAAGCAGCTTTACTCTAACAGGTGCAGTTACGGCACCCTTAGCCTGTCCTCTGACAATGTCAGGATTCAGGTTACTTTTAACAAAAATATACATTTGGTTAAGTTAGCTGTCAAGCCCAAAAAAAGCAACGTGCTAAAGCGTTGTTTCTTCCCAAACCTGAAGGGTTGGGTTTCCACAGCTGAGGCCGAGGATTTATGAAACACAAAATAACGCTGGAAGAAATCGAAAAACAAAAACTTGGATTCACGATAGCTATAGATGGGACCATAAGAAAAGAAATGAAGCAGTTGTCGTTGGTTTTGGATGAAGGCGTTGTGGGTTTTGCCGTTGAGCATTGGAAAGATCGAGTCTGTATAGGTGCTTGGGATTATACCTGCCTGAACACAGCTATTCGGAAATATAATGAGATTTAGGAGGCGGATAAATGAAAACAACAATAAAAGAAAATGGTTGGGATGAAATTGTTACTACAAGGGTAAGGATAACAGCCATATCGAAAAGGCCTTTTATGAAAGTGAAAAAATGGATCGAGTCGAACAAAAGATTAAATCTGCATCGCAAAAGAACAAGATGTAATTGCTGTAAAATCCCATGGGAAAAATTATCAGGCAATGTATGGTTGGTATCTACTGACAAAAACAACAAGATGATTTGCGATAAATGCAAAAGTAAATTTGAAAATGAGATTTAGCCATGAAAAAGCCCGGTGAGGAACCGGGCTGAGTGAAGAAACAGCAACCCAAAGTGAAAGGATTATAGTAGAATGAGCAAAATAATCAACAAATGTTCTCAAGGCATATCAGGAAAGCCAATACTGTTCAACGGTGAAATGGTGAAAGCAATTCTTTCCGGAAAAAAAACGCAAACACGAAGAATAGCTAAGTCTCGACCTGTTAACCCGAAAAAATACAACAATGGAGATTTCGTTGAAACTGGATACGATGATACATTGCATTTCAAATATACTAATCCATTCGGGCAGATCGGGGATAGATTGTGGGTTCGCGAAACTTGGGCGCCGCTCGATACAGCACCCAATGGGGTATATTACTGGGCTGATGTTGAAAATCCAAAGCGGGGCGGATGGAAACCGTCAATTCATATGCGAAAAAAACACGCTCGGATTTGGCTGACGATTACGGATATTCGGATTGATCGGTTGCAGAATATATCCGATGAAGACGCTGAAAAAGAGGGGGTTGATTTTCTTAGATATGTTCCCGATGTTGATGAAACGTTAACGGCCACGGAATTATTCATGTGTTTGTGGGATTCTGTTTATACCGGAGAAAAATGTTGGGATAGTAACCCGTGGGTTTTTGTAGTTAAGTTTGAGGTGATATAAAACTGAAATACAAATTTAATTTAAGGGATGCTTGCGGGTGTCCCTTTTTTTGTTTGACATTGGGTGAATTTTGAAAAAAACAATTAGATTGCTCGACGAAACAGGCAGGATAAAAGATGGGCAAGGAGGCATTAAGCCCGGTGATGTGTTCAAAACCAATACAGGCAGAGAAACAACACCGTTCCCGAAGCAAAAGAGCGAAAAATATCATTGTCAATGGTTGATTAACAATGCAGTTGCAGAGGCGAAATCCAGAGGAAATGAATGGACGTCAATATTTTTAGGAATACGTCCTTATTGAGAAAAGGGCTTTTAGCTGAGGCTGATGTTGCGTGTATGAATCTTTTTTTGTTTGCCATTGTAAATATAAACTTATATAAAATATATTAACTTCAATTTATTTTAAATGAGGACAAAAATATGAAAGAACAAGTTAAACGCAAGCAAATTATTATAAAGTTACCTGTTGATCTTCACCGAAAATTTAAAGCTTATTCAGCAATTAATGAAACTACCATGCAAAATCTTGTTGAAAACATGGTTAGAACTTTGATGTCAAAGAAAGGATGAATTATTTTTTAGGGCAAAAGGAAAGCCCGGCGATGAACCGGGCAGGAGGCAAGATAAATCATTAAAATTAGAAAGGATTATACAGAAAATGAGTGAAAAAGTCAAGACAATTAAAGCAATAGAGACTGAGTTTTTAGGCCATCTTTACCGGAGCCGACTCGAGGCAAAATGGGCGGTCTTTTTTAAAACTTTGGGTATCAGATATGAGTATGAGCCGGAAGGTTTTGAGATGGGTGATGGATTGAGATATTTGCCTGATTTTAGATTACCTGATCATAAATGTTGGGTTGAGATTAAGGGGACAAAGCCGACCAAAAAAGAACAATTAAAATGTAAACTATTAGCCTTGAAAACCAAAGAACCTGTTTTGCTTTTTATTGGAGAGCCTTATTTTAATTGCACTTGGTACGAATATAAATTTTTAAAACATTGGCTTGAGCCTTGCCATATTGAAGAAATGATAAAGGATCATAAAGAATACCCATGTTTCCACGGCCTACACAAAACAACCACAAGGGAGGGCTTTGTTGGTACTCTCAATCATCCAAATTGTGGTACAGGGGAACTTGGTGAGGCTGAGTTTGATTGGTATAATTATACTAAATATCCAGAACTTATCCATGATGCCTATATTGCAGCGCGTCAAGCACGGTTTGAGCATGGGAAAAAAGGTTAAAGAGGAGCGTTTTTGTAAATGGCTAAATATAGAAAAATAGACCCAAGAATATGGAACGATCAAAAGTTCAGAGAGCTTTCTGATAGCGGAAAATTAACCTTTTTCTTTTTGCTGACACATCCTCATATGACATCACTCGGAGCAATGAGAGCGACAGTTCCGGGACTTGCTTCTGAGTTAGGATGGAAAGAGAAAGCCTTTGCGGAAGCCTTTCAGGAAGCCTCTTCTAAGGGTATGGTTAAGCATGACCCAAAGGCTTGTTTTGTATGGTTACCCAACTTTCTTAAATACAACCGTCCAGAGTCCCCAAATGTCATAAAGTCATGGACAGCCTCTCTTGACTACCTTCCTGAGTGCGAATTAAAAAACGAATTAATTCTGCAAGTTAAATCATTTGCCGGAAGCCTTCCGAAAGCCTTTACTAAAGCTTTACCGGAAGGCTTCCGAAAGACTATGCCTAATCAGGAACAGGAACAGGAACAGGAACAGGAACAGTATATACCCCCCTTACCCCCAGCAAAAAAATCTGAATCTGAAATTGATTATCCATCTTGGCTTGATATGGTTTTATGGGGAGAGTTTAAAAAACATAGAAAAGAGATAAAAGTTCCTCTTTCAATTCTTGCTGAAAAAAAGAATCTGACAGAGCTTGAAAAGTTGATAAAGCTTGACAATGATTATCGAGAGGTAATAAATCAAACCATTGCGAATGGATGGAAAGGTTTTTTTGAGGTTAAAAATAAAAACCCTAAGCAAATAACCGGCGACCACAGAACCAATCATAATATTCAAGCATGTATGAGTTTTTTGGAAAAGGAGTCAGAACTTGAAAGACAAAAAGAAATTTTGTGAAATCATTTTTTGTGTTGCTGATAATTTTTCGGCAAAGGTTACGGATCGAACCCTCAAATTCTGGTGGGAAATGTTCCAAGAGGACAGCGTAACCATTAATCAAATCGCCCAGGCCGCAAAGCAGATTATCCGAACCCGGAAATATACCAATATGCCCACCTATGCCGATTTCATTGAACATATCAAAGGCAAAGTTGATGATGCGGCAGAGATTCAGGCTATTTTGTGTGTCGATGAATCCAGAAAATATAGTCCGGGTGAACTGTCACCTGCTTTTGACGACCCGATAACCGCCTACCTGATGAAACACCGATGGCCGTTTCAGAATTGGGCCATGTCTCTACTTGAGGCCAAGATTCAATGGTGGGTAAAGGAGTTCAAATCAGCATACCTTTCTTTTGACCGTAACAAGCTTAACGACCTTATGCTTGCCAATGAATCTCAAAAACGAATAGGCAGCCCCGATGGAAAGTAGAATATTACCGCACGACATCGAGACGGAAGAATCAGTCATGTCGGCCATGCTACTCTACCCGGAATCCGCGCAGGAGGCCGTGGAACTGCTCAAGCCTTCGGATTTTTACCGGACTTCTCACGGACTAATTTTTGAAGCCTTTCAAGTTCTTGTCTCAAAAAATATCCCAATCGAGCTACCTGCACTTTTATCAGTCTTGAAAGATTCAGAACAGCTTGAAAGCATCGGTGGAGCAACCTATCTGGCGAAGCTCATGGATACCGTACCAGCTGCAACGTCCATGGAATTTTGCGCGAAAAAAATTAAGGGCAAGGCGACTCTTCGTGAAACCATAACCATTGCGAACAAGGTTATAGAAACGGCTTACGAGCCTGGAGTTAATGCCGAGACGTTCCTGGATCAAGCCCAGAAAGATATTGTAGGAATAGAATATGGTGATAGCAGTGACAGTTTTTCGAGCTTTGACGACTTGATGGATACCGCTGCTGAACGATATGAGGAATTATCAGCAAGCAAGGGGCAGCTTACCGGCGTTCCGAGTGGTTACTATGAAATCGAGAACATGACCTGCGGGTTTCAGAAATCGGATTTGATTCTTTTGGCGGCAAGGCCGAGCATGGGCAAGACGGCCCTCATGCTGAATTTTGCTTGGAATATGGCAGAGAGTGGCAAATCTTGTGCAGTTTTTTCCTTGGAAATGTCGAAAAATCAACTTGTGGATAGGATGATTGCTATGGAGTCAGGGGTTAATTCGTTCAAATTCAGGTCCGGTAATTTTTCAAAAGAGGATTTCGCCAGGATTATTGCAGCGCAGGATAGATGCCAAGACTATCAGATTCACATTGACGATACGGCAGGGCTTTCGTATTTGGAAATGCGAAGAAGGGTAAGGCGGCTGTCAAAGCAGAAACAAATTGACTGCATCCTGATTGACTATGTGCAATTGATGAGAGGCGATACGAAGAACGGCAGGGTTGAGGAGGTTAGCTCCATCAGCCGGAATCTGAAAGGTATGGCAAAAGAATTGGATGTTCCGGTTATTGCCTTGTCGCAACTTAATCGATCCCTTGAAATGCGGACTAATAAACGTCCAATACTTTCAGATTTGAGGGATTCTGGTGCTTTGGAACAGGATGCTGATATGGTGATGTTTATTTATCGAGATGAAGTTTACAACAAAGACGAAAATTCATCGAATAAGGGAATTGCGGAGATTGATATTGCCAAACAGAGAACGGGACCGATAGGGAAGGTGTCGCTGATGTGGCAGAAGGAAACTACAAGATTTTTTAACTTGCAAAGGGGAGGATGAAAAATGGCTAAAGAGAATAAAACTCCGAATCTTCAAGCTGACAATCATGACACAATGATCCCAAAACCCTGTTACACATGTTCAGGCAAAGATTTTTGGAGGTTGAACCGTCCGGGGAAAATTAAGTGGGTGTGTAATTTTTGCCACCCGGTAATGCCGGGACTTGATGTGGTACGAACAACCGTTGAGCCCGCAAAATAAAGAAACCCCCGCAAGCCAGTCTCACGGGGGCAATCAACAAATATTAATACAATGGAGTTTGATTATATGCGAATTATAGTTAATAGCAAGATCAAAATAGACAACATCGTTAATCCAGCTATGGTCGAATCAATTAAAGTCGCATTGACCGTCCCCAATCCCAAGCACCAGGAGGCCGTAAAAATAGGTCGATATGCCGGAAACATTCCGCAATACCTGAAATATTACGATCTGGAACCAGATGGGAGCCTGACGTTGCCGAGAGGTTTCACCGGTCAATTAATCAGCATGTGCAGAAAAAACAAAGAGCCTTTTGTTTGGGATGATCAGCGCCGGGTGCTGCCGGAAGTTGATTTTAAATTCAAAGGGATATTGAAGCCATTCCAAAGGGAAGCCGTTGACGATATGCTCAAGAAAGATTTTGGAACTTTATGCTCCAGCACCGGATCAGGAAAAACGGTGATGAGCCTTGCGCTCATTGCACATCGCAAACAACCGACCTTGATAATCGTTCACACAAAGGAGCTGCTCAATCAATGGCGTGACCGGATTGAGACTTTCCTGGGCATTCCAAAATCCGAAATAGGTATGATTGGCAATGGCAAGTTCAGGATTGGGGGAAAGATTACTGTCGGGATGGTTCAGACACTTGCAAAACGAGCTTCAGAAGTCGTTAAAAGTATTGGCAATGTGATCGTAGATGAAACTCACCGCCTCCCTGGTCATACTATGGCCGGAGTTGTGTCTCAATTTGATTCGAAGTATATGACAGGCCTTTCAGCAACTCCTTACCGCAGGGATGGGTTATCAAACGTTATTTTCTGGACCATTGGAGACATTCACCATACCGTTGACAAGGCCGAACTTGTAACCCAGGGCCATATTCTGAAGGCGGAAGTCGTCACCAGGGAAACCGAGTTCAGGACGACTTTTGACCCTTCGGCAGAATATTCAAAGATGATAAGTGAGCTTACCAAGGACGAAGAAAGGAACGATCTGATTGCCTCAGACGTTGCAGAACAAGTAAAGAACGGCGAAGGCATATGCTTGGTCTTGTCAGACAGGAAAGGCCACTGTGAGGCGTTACAGACCGCTTTAAACGAAAATCACGGAATCGAGTCTGAATTGCTTACAGGGGACGTAACTACAAAGAAGCGTAAAGCCATTGTTGACAAGCTGAATGGTGGTCAGGTCAAAGTTCTGATAGCCACGGGTCAGCTAATCGGAGAAGGATTTGATATGGGTGGCCTTTCAATCCTCTTTCTTGCTACGCCTGTCAGATTTTCAGGCCGAGTCTTGCAATACCTGGGCCGGGTACTCAGACCAGCAAAGGGGAAAGAAAAAGCAATGGTTTTTGACTACGTCGATATTCATATTGGACCATTGGTGGCTTCGGCGAAATCACGGCAGAAGGCTTATAGGGGAGAAATACAATGACACAAGAAGATTTTATCAAAGAAGTAAAAACGTTTCAAAATATCTATTTCGAAGAATACCTAAAGGACATCCAAATCACATTCGGAGAAGATTTTGAGGCTGAAATCACAGCAAAAGATATGTACGGCAATAATTATGCAATCCCGATTACCGTAGATGCTGACGGTTTCCTTGCGATAGATACTCTGGATGGCGATGTGTACCTGCCTGCAAGCGGCGAAGGTTTTTATTGTTTTCTATGGCATGAAGTGTTGAAAACTGAAAGGAAGGGTGGTCGATGAAAAACATATCAAACATCAGAAACTCAGATCTTGAACTCATGGAAACTGACGAATTGCAGGCATTTCAGCGATCATTGAAAGATTCCGTCGGAACTGAGGATGAGGACACGGCCAGGAAGATTAACTATGCGATCCTTGATGAATGGAAACGAAGGAATCGCTACGGGCGGATAGGAGATTACTGATGACAAACAAAATAATTTTACATTTATGTGCCGATGTCGGCTCAGATTCTTATCCATACAAAAACGCTGGGTACGAAGTGCGATGTATTGGAAAAGATATTGGAATTGAAACTTATAGTCCACCATCAAATGTATATGGAATCATTGCAAATCCAGTATGTACAGAATTCAGCGTTGTTCGGGGCGGGTTTCATAAAGACGGAGATTACGAGAAAGGTATGATCCTGGTAAATCATTGCAAACGGATAATAGGAGAGTCTAATCCTAAATTTTGGGTCATTGAAAACCCAGCCACTGGAAAACTTAAGAATTTTTTAGGTCAACCAGATTACACATATGAACCTTGGATGTTCGGAGACCCTTGGACCAAAAAAACGGCATTATGGGGAAAGTTCAATCACCCGGAATATATTTATACCAATTGGGCAGATGTGCCTAAAAATAAAAAATTGTACATTAGGCCAGGTAGAAAGAAGCCTGGAATGGCTTTTTTTCACAAGTCCGCTATCCATCATATCCATGCGTTTTCAATATTTGTTGATTCCGTTTCAAATGATATGGATTTTAGATCATTATGCCCGCAAGGTTTTGCAAATGCTTTTTTTAACGTCAATAAATAAAATGGAAATATTCTTGACATTCGGAACCAAACGTGATTTGAGTTGAATATCGATAACTTAGAAAATCATAAAACTCATCTTGGCCGTATATCTGGCAGTTACCGCAAGGGCTGCAATCCTTCTAAGGGATCGATACAGATATACGGCCTTTTTTTTGGAGGATTGAAAATGAATGAATTGATTGTTGTCACGAAACAAGCCATCGGGAATAATGAAGTTAATGCTGTGATGGCTAAAGAATTATACAATGTACTCGGATTAAATCAAGCGCATTGGGCCAGATGGTCTGCAATGAACATTGTAACCAACACTTTTGCAATTGAAAATGAAGACTACGAAGTATCCACCATCATGGTGAAAAACCCGAATGGCAGACCTTCTATTGATTTTATTTTGAATATTTCCTTTGCGAAAAAACTTGCCATGCAAGTTAAGAGTACGGTTGGTGAGCGAGTAAGGGATTATTTTATCGGAATGCAACGTAAGGCCGAAAAAGTGCTTAACGAGCTTGAATACATTGATTATAAAGGCAATGTGAATGATCTTGTTTTTTTTAAGGACGGCAAGGGATACACTAATTCAAGGATTATTGCTGAAAAGTTTGAGAAAAGGCATAAGAACGTTATTCAAACAATCGATAACCTCTTCAAAGATAATGCTCATAGCGAGAAGGTTAGTGAATTCAACCGGCTCAATTTTCAGCCGGTCGAATATATAGCCGGAAATAATGAGTTACGCAAATCTTACGACATGACCGAGCAAGGGTTTTCATTTATTGCTTTAGGGTTTACAGGCAGAAAAGCCCAAGAATTCAAGATTGATTTCATTAATTCATTTTTCGCTATGCGGGATGCATATGTCAAAAGATTTCAAGCCGAAGCTGTGAGAAGCGTTTTGCCTGAATGTTTTGCGAAAAGGCAATTTGTTTATATTATCGGTAATGGAGACAACGACTATATCAAGGTCGGTGTCTCAAAAGATGTAGAAAAAAGGCTCAAACAGTTACAGACAGGTTCATGGTCAAAGCTTTCGGTGCTATATAAATCAATGGTTTGTTCAAATGCTTTTGACATAGAGAGGCTTATCCATTGTTCGTTTGAAGACAAAGGTGTAAACGGTGAATGGTATGATGTTCATCTCGATAGGGCTATATGCGCAATAGAGAATGAAAATCATACCCTTGAAAGCTCTTTTATCAAAGAATATTACAAGAGTGATGGTTTTCAATTCTCAAGAGAATAATCTGAAGTGGAACCGAAACAAAATAATGGCTATAATCGATCAGAAGGGGAATAAATAGGCATGAGTGATCTCAATAGCTGCAACTTCATAGGCCGGTTGGCCCGTGATCCGGAAATCAGACATATCCCATCAGGAGACGCTGTCGCAAACTTTACGATAGCCTGCGGTGAGACCTGGAAAGATAAACAGGGCCAGAAGCAGGAAAAAACCGAATGGATACGTGCGGTTGCATGGAGGGGGCTTGCGGATGTAATTGGAAAATATTTGACAAAAGGCTCTTTGGTATTTATTTCCGGCAAAATGCAAACCCGGCAGTACGAACATGAGGGCGTGACAAAATATCAAACTGAGATTGTTGTTAAGGATATGCAGATGTTGGGTAGCAAAAACAGCAACTCGGGCGGCACCGGTCAGAACCCAAGTCCGCATAGTACCGCCGAAGCCGAATACAAGAGACAGAATCCGCAGAGTCAAGCTCCATCTCCGCAGGATGACTCTCTTAACGATATCCCATTTTAACTAAGTGTTTGAAATTGTTAGAAAAATGGCAAATAATAAAAACAATAAAATGCATTACGCTGCCTAATAAGAAAAAATACCGGGAAACACAATTCTCTAAAATAAAAACGAGACGTGGGTATAAGTCCATACCATTCTAAATATCTGAAATTATTAGAAACTCTAACCGTGTCGAATTCGATACGGTTAAAACTTGATTGAAAAACCTAAAACCATATCTACACCACGCCCACAATCCTAACGTGAGCAGGGTAAATTTCAAATCCTCGGACAAAAAAAGATTGAGTGTATAAAACCCTTAAGGAGTAAGACGAGAAAATGGATTTGAGCGATATTTGAAAGTTTGAAAGGAGGAGCTTTGAAAGAATCCGAAATAACGAAAGCTAAAAAACAGATACAGATTAAGCATGAGACTTATAGGAGTGATTCTTTTGTCAATATGAGCTACGACAGGATGCGGATAACAATAGATACGACTAATAAATACGGAAGGCACATTTTGAGACTTCTGGAAGCTTTGAATCAGAGGTAAAAGGAGGGCGATTGAAAACAATAGTTTACGCTGGAATTGACCCTGGCAAAACCGGCGCCTGTGCTTACATGTCAGAAGACGGCGCCACATACGATGTATTTGATTGGCCGGGGGATGAAGCGAGCGCAGCCAGGAAAATCAAGCAGCTTGCGGATAATTTTGAGATTCGATACTGTGTCCTTGAGGCTGTCTCGGCATTCCCGGGAAACGGAGCAGTCAGCATGTTCAACTTTGGAACTAACTTTGGAATCTGGCGTGGAATACTGGCGACCGTCGGCATTCCATTTTCCCTTATCCGCCCCCAAAAATGGCAAAAGGGCCTGATATTGAGAAATGACGGAAAGGACACCAAGGCGCGGAGTCTTACAGCAGCCCGGCGGCTTTTCCCGGATGCGGAACTGCATCTCAAGAAACATAATGGACGGGCCGACGCACTTTTGATGGCTTGGCATTCAAAAGAATTATTTTTGAAATAGGAGGTCAAAAATAAACAATATAACAGTAATGGGAGCAGGAACATACAATGCAACGGATGTATATTACGCCGGTTCCGCATCTCCCACAAAGACAGCTGGCCAAAGTTTTGTAGTTATTGGTGGGTCCGAATATATCAAGTCGAGATTAAGGGCTATTTTGGAAACACTTATTGTTGAAGACAAGAGGACAGAGTTGTTCTATATAACAAATAGAGGAGGTACGATGTACGGTTTATTACACGGTTACCTTGAGCGTATTTCTAACTATCAATATCTTGTGAACATGACAAAGCTTTCCTCTCAACAGTTTTCGAGGCTTTTGCCTATAACCAACGATCAGCCGTTACCAATACTTTTGAAAAAGCGATACCGCAAAAATAACAAACAGAACCGAATCAAACGCAACGGCGCAATGGTTTATATTTCGGATGCAGTTAAGTTTCTGGTGCTGGTGCTGGTTTGAAAGGAGGATTGATTGAACGATAAATTATTACCGTGTCCGTTTTGCAGAAGCGATGGTCTTGTATCAACATTAACCAATATTTATTCTACTGCATATGTTGTAACATGTTCAGGCGAAAGGGATAGTGGATGTTGTGGGTTGGCATTGAATGGTTATTGTGAAAATAAACAAGATGCTATTGACGCATGGAATAACCGTTGTGGTGTCAGATATGGCTTCCATGTCCTCCCACAACTTGCCGAGAACTCAGCAAGGCGGCATGATCACAAGATAGCATTTGAAGAGGAACGGTATCCGACCCGGCGATGTCTTGAAAAAATATTTGAAGAAGCGCATGAGACCAAACAGGCTTTGAATGATTGGAGCGAGGCCCCAACAAAAAAGAATGCTCAATCGCTTATGGAAGAAATTGAAGATACTATATTGTCATGTTATATGCTGGCTTCTAAGGTTTGGGACGATTTGAATGAATTGAGACGTGGAAGAAGGATGGAAAAATGAAATATCAACCAACTCATTCGCTGGTTTGAAAGGAGACATAATGCGCCCTTCATGGGAAACCTACTTCATGGACATATGTATTCTTGTTGCAACACGCTCGACCTGTTTCAGACGTTCGGTCGGGGCTATTATTGTAAAGGACAAGAGGATACTGGCTACCGGCTATAATGGAGCCCCCAGCGGTGTTCCCCACTGTACCGAAATCGGTTGTTTGCGTGAAAAACTAAATATACCATCAGGTGAACGTCACGAGCTATGCAGAGGGGTTCATGCCGAGCAAAATGCTATTATTCAGGCGGCTCTTCATGGAGTTTCCATAAAAGGGGCGGCGCTTTTCTGCACCAACCTTCCCTGTTCCATATGTACCAAAATGATTATTAATGCAGGTATCAAAAAAGTTTACTATCTGGACGGATATTCAGACAAATTTTCCGGCAAAATGTTAACGGAAGCCGGAGTCGAAATTGAGATGATCAAAAGATAATGAGGCCTACTGTGGACGATAAACGACAGGTTGCCAAAGAAAAAAAGGAATTCTGGCGAAGCATTGCAAAGATTCAGGAGGAAATGATGGAAGAGCAGAAAGGGTGGCGGGTGATGCCGGTGCAGGATGGTGAGGAGGACTGGAAGTCAAGTCCGGCAGTACCAGAACCGATGCCACGAGGAGATGGGAAAAGCGTATTACCTGAAGTCATAAAAGATTTAGTTGCAAGGTCGGACGTTGGCAAAGTGAAATATGGAACCCGTTTAAAAGTTAATAATGGACGTGATGCCCTTATGGATGCGTACCAAGAACTTTTGGATTTGACTATGTATTTTAAACAAATGCTTATAGAGCGAGATGCGAAGAATGAAAACAGAGATGAAAGGCTTGGTTGATATTAATGGATTTGAAGGACTATACGCAGTTACTCAAGATGGGCGTATATGGAGCTACCCAAAAAAGAGTCATACGGGTATGTTTTTAAGTCTTCAAATGGGAACTCCTGGTTATGCGATGGTTTCGCTCAATAAAAGTGGCAAGAAATATCCAGTAATGATCCATCGTCTTGTTGCTAATGCATTTTTAGAAAAGCCAAAAGGCATAAATATTGAGGTGAATCATATAGATGGAGATAAATTAAACAACAATGTAGATAATTTGGAATGGATTGAGCATTCTGAAAATATAAAACACCAGTATAAATTAGGTCGTAGAATGAGTGAGTCTCATAGAAACATACTAAGAAATGCTGCTAAGTGGGAAAGAAAAGACTCTTGGAGGAAAAACAAGTCCAAAGCTCAATCAAAGCTAATTAAATATGAATCTAAGATATTAGAATTATTGTCGCAAGGCATGAGCCAAAGAGAGATAGCTATGAAATATGGCTCATCCCAAGCATCAGTAAGTAGGGTAGCCAGACAAAAATTAAAATATCAAGCTTACGAAAAAGTATCAATATAAACAAAAAAACAATATCGTGATGGATATGGTGTCACAAATTTGGGCTGAGGATTTTTGACTGCCTGAATTCCAGAAAAGAATTAAACTTATTGCAACTCTGTTAGGTTTTCGATATATTGAAACAACAAACCCGGTGAAGTATTGGGCTTCAGCCGGGTTCTAATCACAATAAATAATTGAAAAGGAATTATCCACATGACTGAACAATTACCTACCAGCTTTATTTCAAAGAGTCAAGATTTCAGAATGTCCACGGTTGAAATTGCCAAGCTTACCGGCAAACGGCATGATCATGTTTTTAGAGACACCAGACAAATGTTGGTTGAATTATATGGAGAAAACAATCTCCCCAACTTTGGGGAGGTCTACAATGACTCTAAAAACAGAACATATCAGTGTTATTCTCTCCAAAAGAATGATATTTTAACTTTGGTTTCCGGTTATTCTATTTCACTTCGAGCTAAAATAATTCGTAGATTGGATGCTCTTGAATCGGAAAAACAAGCATCGGGTTTATCATCACTTGCTAAAGATCAATTTGAACTTGGCCTTAAAGGATTGAGCCTTGTTAAAGATGCCTTGAAAATAAGTGACGTTTCATATCTTGGATTGGTTCATAAGCATTATGAAGGCTATAAATTGCCCACCAATGCCCTTCCAGAATACATCGAAAACGTCCGTGTCACCTTTTCCGCTACTGAGCTTTTGAAAAAGAATCAATGCAAGATTGGTGTGCGTGCTTTTAATCAGTTGATGATATCAAGTGGATACATGGAAAAAAAAGAACGGCCTTCCAAGAGCAAGGGTGTGAAAAAGTTCAAGGCACTCACCGAATCCGGCCTTGAGTATGGGCAGAACGATGTTTCACCATCGAACCCGTTAGAGACACAAAGTCACTACTTTGAAGATACGTTCATGGTGCTGTACGGAATCTTAACCGATTTTTAGTAACAAAAAAAGGCCCCGGTTTGCATCGGGGCCTTGGTTAATATTTGATCTGTTTATTATATCTGTTCCTTCCTCTTCATTGCCTCGCGCCAGCCCTTTTTTGCGATGATTATCTTGTTATCTGGTTGGCTTTCTACAATGTAGTTACTCGCTTTCTGCGCGATGCTGGAAAACGTAAGGGATTCGCCACTTTCTTTTAGATTTTTCCTTTCAATTTTTTTTGCGTAGCTGTCCCACTGTTTATACGTCACTGCTTCAGTTTTCATTTTTCCTTCTCCCCCTTTTTTCCGGCCTGTTATTAATATAGTCCACAGCGTCAATATGATACACCGTGAAGCGTCCCATCTTTTGAGCCAGTCTGTGGCCTTCCAACTCTTTATACAGCTGGCATATCCGCTCAGATGTAAGCCCGGTCTGCTCGGCTATCTGTTGAGTTGTGTGCAGGTCTTTGAATCGGTTCAAGAAACTTCCTTTCAGGCAGTTTGAGCCGTGCCTATGACAGGTTGGGGTTATAATTTCTTTTTTAATTTTTCAAGTCTTGCGTTGCATTCGTTTATATATTTTTGTTTTTTTTCTTCCGCCTTGTTACCATGATAGAAAACCCAAGATTCATTTGATCCGGTGAAGGGTGTTGCGTTTTTGATTGCTTGCTCTATTCTTTTTTCCATGACCTAACCCCCTTTTAGCACCGTTGCCGGGGCGGGTTGTGTTTAGATATTTCTTCGTAATCTTCTTGCTTTTCTTAAGCGACTTATCTTTTTAAGTCGATTTTGCTTTCCGATTGGCCTGGAAAATCTGTCTGAATCAAGAATCCATTCTATTTCAGCATAGTATTTTTTTGAATTCATATTTCGATCTTCTTTTCAATTAAGCCCCGTTGCCGGGGCGGTTAGTTATTATCAATAAGGATTTTAATAAAAGTTCTTGTATAGTCATTTTTCAATAAAAAGAATCTGATTGTCTTCGTCTACATCCAGGATGGTGCGAGGGTCAAAAACTACACTTCCATCATCGTCGGCTGAAACTTGGTGTATGTCGTCTGGGTTGAGCGTGAATGTATGGCCGGCATAGTCAAAAGTTATCATGTCATTTTCAGCGTCCTGATAGTCAATTTCTTCGTAATTTTTTATGCTCGTTTTTGTCATGATTTCCTCCTTTTGCTCTAAGCCCCGTTGCCGGGGCGATTGGGTTAACTGATAAGCTCAACGCTATCCACGTATGTGTTAAATTCAGGGCATGCCCAAATTTCAAAAGCTTCATAGTCTATAAATCCGGGTGCCCATGAGCCGTCTTCCCACATAACTCTAACAACTTCCGGATATCCGTCAATTGGGGCGCTTATTAATATTCCGTTACATCCATTTTTTGCAGTTCCGATAATATTTGCGATTATTTTGTTATCCACATTGCTTTCCTTCCATAACTTTTCTGCGGCTTCTTTTCTGATTTCCCATGCTCGTTTCATTATTTGCTTTTTCATCCCGCCTCCTTATTGTTGTTAATTCCCTCACTGTTTGATTTCATCATACACTATTAATAATTCATGTCAAGAAAAATTATTCACAAAATGAATTATTTATAAGTTAGTGAGATAATTAAACAATCATAGTGAAATTACAGCTTTGGAAATCGGAAATACAAAAAAAAGAATCTAAATAATGAAAAAAGTGTTGTTTTCGAGCGTTTTTTAGATTATAAAAATAGCAGGAGAATATTTATGAGTTTAAAGAGCTTGAAAAAAGCACTTGATTTTGTTCTGAAATGGGAAGGTGGATTTATCGATGATCCCAAAGACCCAGGCGGTGCGACCAAATATGGCATCAGCTTTCGATTTTTGAAATCTCTGGCACCTGAATTGGCGGATATTGACCGTGATGGGGATGTGGATTTCGATGATATTTTTTCGTTGACCGAAGACGATGCGGTTCGGATTTATACCGACCGATTTTGGAATGCTTTGGAATTGTCGCGTTTACCCGACGGCTTATCCGTGGTCCTAATGGACACGGCGGTCAACATGGGGAAATCGCGGGCGGTCAAAATTTTACAACTCGCCTTGGTGCAGATGGAATTTTGCATCGTTGTTGATGGCATTATGGGCCCCAAAACCCATGCCGCAGCTATAATGGTTTCCTGCGATCTGTTGCTTAGACAATTTTTTTTGGAACGAATTTGGCAATATCTGAATATCTGCAACTATAACAAAAACTTACGAAAATTTTTACCAGGTTGGCTCAACAGGGTCCGTAGTCTAAACAGAGTTACAAAAAATGATCTAACTATTTGAATATGGCAATTTTTTCAACCATTAAATCAATTCTTTCTGCTCCGAAAGCCCTTGATACTGCACTCGATGTCGTCGAAAAAGGAACAGACGGTATCATTGCGGGGTTTGACAGGGCTTTCTACACGCAAGAGGAAAGGGCCGAAAGCCTTCAGGCTCGGATTGATTCGTTCAGAGACCTGACGAAACTACATATTGAGTTGATGGAAAAAACCGGATCGGAGAACACAGTCCGAAGTATTACACGGCGCAAGCTTGCTGTGATGATCATAGAGACTTATCTGTTTCTTCTAATTGCTTCGGCAATAATATATCGATTCGATTCCGCCTGGGCTTTACATGTCATAGCCGTGGCTGTGACGCTGAATAATATTGTCATAGCTGTGGCTTTCTTTTTTTTCGGTGGCTATGTCGGGACTCAATTGTTCGGCTTGAAAAAAGAAACAAGGAACAAGGAAATAGCGGGAAGTCACGCTCCAAGCTGGGACACCGGTGGACGTATCTTGGATAGGAGTGGTGAAAAGGTTGTCGGGGTGTTGAAAAAATAATGGATATACCAGAGGTATTTTTGCAATCTGCTCAACAAGCTACAATTCTTGGCGTTGCTGGATATTTTGCACGAAATTGGCTGGATGCAAAATTATCAGATATTAAGAAAGAAGTTGAAAAATTAAATAAGAGAATAGATAGAGTTGACAGAGAATACCTTGTCTGCCAGAAAGAATTGCCAACGATATATGCAACCAAAAAAGAAATCGATAAGGTTGAAACGAAATTACTTAAAAATTGCACAGCATTATCGAGACATAGTGAACGGTTATATGCGGTTGTCGAGAGGGTGAAGAAGCTTGAAAATGGACATGATGATTGATCAAAGATTTATAGTTGCCGCAATGTCAGTTGCTCCAGTAATTGGATTAATTATATGGATTATGCGTGAGCGGAAGCGGAATGCTGAGAAACGGGAAACCTTGGAACGGTTGCGGAAGGTGTGTGGGTGGCAAAATTAACGATAAAGCAACAGAGATTTGTAGATTGCTATGATGGAAACGCTACAGAGGCGGCAATCAAGGCTGGTTATAACCAGAAATATGCTGCCACAAATACCGATAAGCTACTAAAGAATACTAATATTGCCTCTGCTATTGCAGAAAGGGAAAAGGAACGTAGTGACAAACTCATTGCCACCCGAGAAGAAAGGCAAAGGTTTTGGACTGATTTTTTGAGAGACGAAGAACTTGACCCGAAAGATAGGCTTAAAGCCTCAGAATTGTTAGGAAAATCTGAGGCTGATTTCACCGACAAAATAAAAAGAGAAAATAAGACAGAGATTGACATACCAGGCCTTATGCAAATTATGGATGCAATTGAAAAGATTGCCGGTAAATCAGGAGTCGAAACCTTTAAGACCTTATTAATAGATGATGATAAGCCTAAATCCTGACAAAATGGGTATTTTAGCTGATGCTGTAAGGGATAATTTATCCCCTGAAGCGATTGACTACCTCAAGTCGAAACGTGGATACACGGACTATCAGGCCGACCCCATAGGATTTGGTGAGAATGTCCTGGGAGAAACTTATACGGATGAAGTCAAAATCCTGATGGAGTCGGTCCGGGATTATCCGATTACCATTGCTGTCTCAGCTACGGGAACAGGAAAAACCCATTCAGCCGCCCGAATTGCAACTTGGTTCTATAAAGCATTTCCGCAAGCAAAAGTTTTTACAGCCGCAGCCCCGCCGATTGACAACTTGGAAACCCTGCTCTGGGGTGAAATGGGCAATGTGGTCAGAAAAAACAAGCGGATGTTCACAAACGATTACATTACCCGTCTCAGTATTTCCTCAACACCCCCATTAAGCTCCCAGACCATGATGGATGATATGGAGGATGAAGAGGAAGTCAGTTTCATCAAAGGCGTAACTATCCCTACATCCGGCACATCGCACGAAAGAGAGAGCAAATTTTGTGCAGATGCAGACGATCTGTTTGAATTAACTACAGGCGAATTGGTTTCGTATAAAAGCTTAATTGGAAAAACTGCCGATGTTATTAGTGTGAACCCTGAATTTATAAAAGAACCAGCTACGGCAGAGTTTTCCGATAATGGCATACAACCGGTTTATAAAATTACCTTATCAAATGGAGCAGTAATTAATCGGACAGGGCAACATCCTTTTTATGTTGGGAAGATTAAACAAAGTAAAAAAAAATATGGAAGGCGTTATCTTGTTCAGGATGAAAAGTGGGTAAAAGTAGAAGATATTCAAGTTGGAGATGCCATCCTCGTTCCAGAAGATACATCTTTTAATTTTGGTTCTCTGGAATTAGACTCCAACGAGATTAAAGTTATGGCGTATCTTATTGGAGATGGTTGTATAAATAACTGTAAAAGAGTTTTGTTTATTCAAGAAAACAATAAGCAACTATCTGAGTTTAAGGGGGCTGTTTCAGTTTTAGGGGCGAGAGTCATAGAGCACAACCTTGCTGAGTATAGCTGGAAAGTAAATGGAGACGGTTCAGGGTTAAAAGGAAGCAATGTGGTTTTGAATTTACTCAGGGATCACGGTTTACTTGGTAAAGACAGCGCCACAAAGTGCGTTCCTGGGAAAATTAATCAGTCAAATCAAAACTGTATAGCCTTATTTTTAAGCCGGCTTTTTTCTACGGATGGCCATGCTTGTATGTGTAATTGTGGTGCGTATAAAAAAGCAGAAATAGGGTACACCAGTAAAAGCGAAGGTCTTGTCAGAGACATTCAGCGACTTCTCTTTAAATTTGGAATATCCTCAAAGGTGTCAACGTGCAAAAAAACTTGGATGCATAAAGGAATAAAAAAATCTGCATATTACTGGTTTCTCACAATTTGCCGTGCAGCAGATATTATTAAGTTTGCTGACTTAATAGGAATCTATGGCAAAGAAGATGCTCTATCTGAATGTGTAATTTATGCTAAGAATAGGCGATCTTATGCCGTATGGAGAAAGAGCAAACATAATGGTTTTTGTTGGGATAAGATCAAATCTATTAAATTGTTAAGCAAAAAACCTACTGTTAGGGTTCATGTTCCGAAAAATAACACATATTTGACAAATTTAGTTGAACATAACAGTGGAAAACACGCTCCTAACATGCTGTTTATTTTTGACGAAGGCGATGCGGTTCCTGACGAAGTTTATAAAGGTTCGGACGGTTGCATGTCTGGTGGTCATGTCAGAATGTTAATCATGTTCAATCCCAAGGCACAGATCGGGGAAGCGTACCGGAAGATCAGAGACGGCCAGGCCAATGTCGTCTATTTGTCGGCATTTGGACATCCCAACGTAATCACCGGTGATGATGTTGTTCCCGGCGCTGTTACCCGCGATACGACTGTTCGCAGGATTAATGAATGGTGTCGACCGTTAGCTGATGATGAAACATCGGATAATGAATGTTTTGAATTGCCGGACTTTTTGGCTGGTGCGGTTGCGAAAAGTCACGCAGGAAAAGAATATCCGATGTTGGAAGCTGGATATTACAAGATCATGGAACCTTCTTTCAGCTATATGGTTCTTGGCAGGTATCCAGCCAAGGGGAGCAATCAACTCATATCAACAGCCTGGATTTCAGCAGCCCGATCAAGATGGGATGTGTATGTAGCAGAGCATGGAGAAGTTCCGCCACAAGGCACATCTGCAATTATGGGCCAAGACGTTGCAGAGTTCGGTACTGATGCGAACTGCACCTGTTTCCGATACGGCAATTATGTTGAACGGTTTTTGACCTGGGATGGTGTTGATCCGCTTGTTACGGGCGATAGAGCAGCCGTAGAGATGAAAAAGCGGGACGTAATCGAGTGCAATGTGGATGCAACAGGCGTGGGATCTGGAACGGCACCGCAGATGGTACGGAATGGTTGTAACAATGTCTATCCGATTAAGGTTGCAAAGAGCCCTACATTTGAAATTGAGATAGGCGAGTTCAAGATTCTGCGGGACCAGATGTGGTGGTCGGTTCGTGAATGGTTGCGGACAGATGATGCGATGTTACCCCCGGATGAAATACTTCTCGAAGAGCTTGCAACACCGACTTACGAGGTCGTTAATGGCAAGATCGAAGTTATGAAAAAAGATGTTATGAAAGAGGCACTTAAACGATCACCGGACAGGGCAGATGCACTGTGTCTGACATTTGTCGAGCATGACAGGTTGATTGATCCGACGGATTTGGCGAATATGCCGGAGAGGGCAGTTTGATGATAATTGAAAAACCACGAACCGCAATCCTGAATGAAGATCAAAGCGTCACCCTGTATTTCGACTTTGACGATGAAGAATTGATTTACCCGCAAGCCGAGTTTGATATCCGGGGCGGTATATGCTGGCCGGTCACATTCCGGAAGGACGGATATGTTGATTCTCAGGGGTATATCGTTGTTGCAGGAAAGAATCTGAAAACAGGGGTTATCACGATATTCGAGCAGCAACAGTTTTTGGTTGTGGAACCTATCATTAACCGCGAAACACAAGTGATTGACTATCCGGGAATCTCCAATTTCATCAATAATGCGTTCTCGAATTACTATTGCCGGAAATATTATTGGCACCAGAATTATGAGTTCTCAAAAAAATGGCGGTTGGATATTTTGCGCTCCCCGGCGATAGGCCTCAAACCCCAGTTGATCGAAGTACCATGGGGAGAGGATCAGGACGCAGAACATCTGATTTGGGCCAAGATCAAGCAGCGATTATTACGACATGATCAGAATGCAGAGCTTTACAATCAGCTTCAACATATCAAGCAGGATGATAAGAAAAAACAGATATTGCCAGCAGTTCGAGCCTTGCAATGTGTATTAATGGGGATAGAGAGATTCCCGCCGAGAAGGAGATAAATGCCTAACAGATTACCACCATCAGAATTATCAAGTCTCGGATATTATATAAAGGAAACCCTTTTCGACAACTGGAAAAAAGAACGTCAGGGCATTGAAATCGAAATGCAGACCAATTTGGATGCCTTCAATGCGGTTGTAACCGGCGATTTCTGGAAGCAGGGCGAAGCCGAGGGGTGGCGGTCGGACACCTTTGTCCAGATCACAAAAATGAAGGTTATGACAGCTTATTCAATGGTGATCGATATTCTTCTGCAAGGCGGGAAGATACCGTTTACGCTGAAATCCAGTCCGTGGGATATGGTTGTGCTTGAGGATTTGCCAATTGAGCAGCGAAATCAGATCGAAGATGCCATGGACGATATGAAAGGGCTTATTCAACAGCAGTTGGTCGATTGTCATGCAGACCGACAGCTAATGAAAACCGTTATGTCAGCAGCCATTTATGGTGAAACCTATGCGAAATATTACGTGCATGAAGTTGAAAGAACGGGATTTCAGGAAGCTAACGGTCAATGGGAACCTTACCGCAATACCGTCACATCTCCCGCATTTGAATATGTCTCTAATTGGGCTATTTACCGGGATCTTGAAACAGAAGATTTACAGGCCGGCCAGGGCATAATCCAGCGTAGCATGATCAGCCCCTATGAACTCCGGCAAAAAATGGGGGGAGACGGGTATTGGATTGACGATGCCATTATGAGGGCGATTGCCGAAGCCGATGAGCCGTCACAGACACAAGGATCAACAGACACAAGCGCTTTGCCACCAGGACTCCGGAATATCCAGCATCGTCACAAGACAATGGAAGGCATGGAATTTTGGGGACGGGTGCCGAGGATATTGGTTGAACAGTTTGAGGCTGACATAGAGCGGAAAAGCGCAACTAAAGAAGCATCTATACAGATGTTTGACTTCTTGGATTATGAGCATGACGGTGATGAGGTTGAGATCATGGCAGTCATGGCTGATGATGAGATTGTTCGATATTCAAGAAACAAGCCGGATTCAAGGCCGTATTACCGGACAGTGTGGGAGATTGCGCTTGATGAAACGTCAGGCACGGGTATCCCGAAGAACTTGAGATCAGTTCAAAAAGTTATCAATGGTGGTGTCCGAGCGTTTGAGGACAACAAGAAACTTTCCGCAAATGTAATGGCCGCAGTCAAGCGTCAATACATTCCGAATTGGGACGGAGCTTTTAAACCAGGGCTTGAAATTGAACTTTCAGATGAATGTGACGATGCACGAAAAGCAATCCAACAAGTCATCATTCAGGATGTGGGCCAGACCTTGCTTGATTTAATCGGTATCTTTGAGCGTTATGCTGATGAAGCGTCTCAACTCCCGAAAATCATGCAAGGCGTAACCCACGACAAACAAAGACCGGATACTTTGGGTGAAATGAACATGCTTCAGGCCAATGCCGGAAAATACTTGGGCGGCGTGATCAAGAACTTTGACGAAGGGTTAATTGAGCCGGTTGTCACGGATTTCTACAAGTACAATATGGCGGACCCGGAAATCCAAAAAGGGAAGGGCAATTATATCGCCAAACCTCTTGGATTCACGAGTTTTCAGAATCAGGTTGTAAGATTGCAAAAGCTAATGCAGGGATTAAATCTGGTTATGTCTTCCGAGGTATTGCTGGCCGAAACCAAAGTCAAGGAAGTTCTCGAAGAAATCTGGAAGGCATTTGATATTGATGCGGGGCAAGTGATGAAAACCCCAGAAGAAAAACAGGCCGAAGCGCAACAAGCGGCAGAAATGCAAGCACAGGCCGAAGCCAAACAACAGCAAATGATTCAAGAACAAATGATGATGGCGGAAGCGGCCAAACAGCAGGATCACCAGCGAAATATGGAAGAGCTTCAGGTTAAGATTCAAGGCGATATTCAAAAAGTTGAGGAAAAGTTTGAGGGGGATTTGGTGTTGAAAAAACTTGACCAGAGTAAGCCGGAGAAGAAAAGGGCAGATGAAGCTAAATAAATACATCCCAAAAGGCCAGCACTACCAACACTTAGCAGACATCCGGCAAATAGGTGTGGCCAGAGCCTTGCTTGATGGTATTGAAACTAAGCGGGATGAAATCAGAGAACAGAACGAAACCAAGCCCATGATCTGTGACGAAGATATCGCCAAAGATTTCAGATTCAAGGCAGGTGCAATATGGGCTTTAAATTGGGTCTTGAGCCTCCCGAGCGAGGCCGAAAAGTATATAAACAGTTTGCCAGAGTAAGGGAGTAAAAAAATGCACATAGAACGGATGGACACCCTATTTAAAGGGAAGGTTACTTTTGAACAGGACATTGCAGCAAAGAAAGACGTTGTTGTTGATGGTTATCTGAACGGGATTGCCAACTACAGCAACAAGTTTTTCGTTAGTTCGGTTGCCGGGGCGGACGTTTCTCACTACGGGATAACATGGCAGAAACCGTTTGCAACTCTTGAGTATGCAATAAATAAATGTACTGCGAATCAAGGCGATATCATCATCGTATTACCTGGACACAATGAGGGGATAATAGCAGCAGCGGCCATTGATTTTGATATTGCGGGGATTTCCGTGATTGGTGTCGGCAATGGTACACTTAGACCCACCATAGATTTTGACCATGCTGATGCGTCCGTGGCTATTGGAGCCAACAATGTTACATTGTTCAATTTGCTTCTTAGATGTTCGGCTAATGCCGTTACCATAGGTCTGGACATTGAGGACGGGGTTGACGATGCAACCGTAGCGTATTGCCGACTTGGAAGCGCGGAAACTGCCACAGACGAATTTGCCATAGCTCTTCGCACAGGCGACGCAAGCAATAGAGCACGTATTCTATACAATAAGTTTCCAGCCGGGGCGCAAGCCGCTGTGAATGCTATACACTTTGCGAAGGATACGGACGAAACCCAAGTTATCGGAAATATGATCACAGGGACCTACAGTACGGCGCCGATAGCTGGCTCCACCACGGCGAGTACCAACTTGTTGATTGACGGAAACTATTTTTTTACAGGTGGCTCGGCAGATACCTTTAACCTGGTGGCGGCTTCAACCGGGATTGTATCAAACAATATTATCACGATGAATGCTGCTAATGCTGCGGCTGCTCTTGATATCGGAAATTGTTTGAGTTTTCAGAACTATCTTATTGCCGATGATGATGTTGGAGGAGCCAAAGCAGCTATAGAGGCTGGTGCGTTTGCATCTGTTACGGCAACTGCGGATGATGCTTAATTGATGATTAATTAAGAAATCCTTTGAGGTTCAAATGCCAAAATATCAAGTAGAAATTGAATATTCTGATGATGGTCCGGCAATGGCTGGTTCTAATTATGGCAAAACTATCCAAAGATGGATATTCTTTCCGAACACTTAGAAGGATAGGAACAATTAAAGAAGTTGAAAAGAATGACAAGCAAACGCCTTTGCCAGATATCCAGATTGATGAAATCGCAAAAGTTACAGAGATGATGCAAAAAGATACAAGCATTAACGATTTTGAAGAAGCAATGGTAGCATTTTTGGAATAGGAGAATAAAACAATGCCAGACGATGTTAAAGAAGAAATCGCAGAGCAAGAAGTCACAGTTACCGATGATTCTGACGGGGCGCTGGATTCATTTCTGGAAGATGATGAGCCGGAGAAGGATGCAGGGGAAGAGGGTTCGAAAGCGACTGATAAACAGGCGGAAGACCCCAAACCCGAAAAGCCGGACGGGGAGAAAACAGAACCGGAGCCGGAACCGGATAAGAAAAAAGATGTAGATGATCCGGTCTATTCAGATGAAATAGATCAACGCATAAAGAATGTTGGCGACAAGCCCAAAGAGCCGGAACCGGAAAAGCCCAAACCAGAACAACTGCCGGCAGAACCGGAAAAGAAAACTGAGGCCACGACAAAGGATTCTTTCGGTGATTTGCAGGAAATAGATTTGCCGGATAAGGATATCACGGTTGGTGATTTAACCGTTAATCTGAAAGAGTATAAGAAGGACTACCCTGAAGATTATGCAGTTATCATGGCAGTCAGCAACACTATCGCCAACAAGATTGTTGAGAAACATCTTGAACCACTGAAAAAGATTGATGATCTTAATAATATAGTCAACCATGTGGCGGCCAAACAATCTGATAATGATTTTTGGGGTACCATTACCGACAAACATTCAGATGCTAAAGCAGTCAATCAGAGTAAGGAGTTTTTAGACTGGCTCGACAAACAAGATGCCCCCATACAGCGGATTGCTAAGAACATGGAGGCACCCGAAGATGGCATTATGGTTCTGGACTATTACAAAAAGAGTCAAGAAAAAGCTAAGGTTAATGATGCCAGCGAAAAGGCCACGGCGCAGAAGAAAAAGAGTGACGATCTCCACAGGGGTACGATGCGTAGCAAGGCCAATGTCAGAGTTACCGATGAAGTTAACATGGACGATGCGAGGGCTGCCTTCAATGAAGATGACTGAAGCAATTGGCGAGTTTGTAATACCGATTAACAGGTCTAAGGAAATTCGTTGCACAAACATCATAACCCATGGTCGTAGGCAGGGTGAAGTCTGCAATCGAAAACTTTGTGTTGGTAATCTTGGTCCCGGTGGTGCCATAGAGCATATGTGTCCCAGGTGCAAACAGTTGAGCCGAATTACAAAATTACCATGAACAAAAAACAAAATACTCATTCTGAAGTCCTCCGAGACTCTAATTATTTAATAGAGAGGATTCAGGACTATGAGCGACAGAACAAGTTACGGGGATATCTCCCCAAGAACCGCAGGCAAGGCGATGAAGCGACTCCTGAAAAGGGGTCAGCATTTGATGGTTGTAGAGCGTTTCGGTCAGAAAGACCCGCTCCGCAAAAACAGCACAAAGACCGTTAAATGGAGAAGATACAATTCACTGGCAAGGGCATCCGCACCGTTGGCCGAGGGCGTGACTCCCAAGGGAAAACGTCTGACTTACACGGATGTCAATGCGACTCTTGAGCAGTTTGGAGATTTGCTTGAGATCACAGATGTTATCTCGGATACTCACGAAGATCCTATTTTTCAGGAATCAATGGATCTTTGTGGGGAACAGGCGGCAGAAACCGTTGAAGAATTAAGAATTGCGGTACTCAAATCCGGAACCAATGTATTTTACGCCAATGGTGTTACGGCAAGGGCTTCCGTTAATTCTCCGCCCACCCGTGGAGACTTCAGGAAGATTTACCGTTCCTTCAAAAAGAACAAGGCGCGGGAGATTTCACAGATTATCCGGGCATCCGACAAGATATCTACGGAACCGGTTGAACCCGCATATTTCTGCATGGGACACACCGATCTAAAAGCCGACCTTCGGGACATTTCCGGCTTTATCCCGGTTGCCAATTATTCCGAATCAATGAAGGCCTTGCCCGGTGAAGTCGGAAGTCTGGAAGAATTCAGAATCATTCTAACTCCGATGTTTGAGCCTTGGGAAACTGCTGGCGCAAGCGGGACCACTTACCTGTCTGGTGGCGTTGAGGTTTCGGTGGCGGCTCAGTGTGACGTATATCCTCTGATATTCGTTGCTCGGGATGCTTACGGGATTGTTCCATTACAGGGGTTTGAGGCGGTTATTCCCTATGTTATCAATCCTGATAAGCCGACCAAGAGCGATCCGCTGGCTCAGTTGGGTTATGTGGCGTGGAAAACCTATCAAACTGCGGCGATTTTGAATAACAACTGGTGTGCCAGACTTGAAACTTCAGCGACAAGTTCACCAAGTTGATGATTTTACTAAATAATTAACCTCTTAAAAAAAGGAAAAATAAATGAGGCGTATAGGTGGAGTATTTAATGGAACAGGCGCAGACCTTTATTTTGGCATTGGATTTGTGCCGGATTGGGTGACCATCTGGAATCTGGAAGGGACTCAAATCATAAGACTTGATTGGAATTTTGGCATGATGAGATCGGCCGAAATTGTTGAGGGTATTCAGTTTACCGGGGCTGATGTTGCAGCTGCGGCCCTCACAAAAGGCACCGGACTTCTGCCTTACTTCGGTGGTGATACGCTCACTGCAACTCAGGCCGGAGTCGTAACCTATGGAGAGGGCGTTTACCTGAAGTGGGATAACGTCGATTATCGCCATTACAGTGGAAATTCCCCTCATGGCCTTGGTGATGCCGTGGCTGTCGATATTGATTCGTGGACTCTGGATACGGCTGCCAATAATACTGGCCATTTCAATGAGGATGTGACTGGAACGTATGTCGGTGAAGGTTCAAAGATCATCATTGACGGAAAGGTTTACACCATTGTTGATCTGACCGCGACCGAGGGCGAAGCGGCCAATGAAGTCACCCTGAGCCACAGCGTGAAGTCTGGCGACGTTCAGTTTATCGGCGGTATGTATTCAATGAAACCCATGATTGAGGGTGAAGTGACCTCTGAGGGTTTTCTTATTAGCAATACTACCGTCAATGTTGATGATGCGACATGTGCGTTTGAAGCCGGTAAGTATGACAATTAACTGAAACAACAGAACTTCAAAAGAGAGTCGTTCTATCATAAAGAAGAACGGTCTATGCTTAACATAGGTTGTCAAGATAAGGAGAGCTTCAAGATGGAAAATCAAAAAGTGAAAGCTAAGGAAACAGAAAAGCCGGAATGTAAAAAATATTTCAAGGTTCTGTTCAGCGAAAAAACATCAACCAACGATACCGATGATGTTGAACTATCGGTGAATGGTGAAACCTTGGTCATTCAGCGCGGCGTTGAAGTTGTTATTCCAGGCCGGTTTAAAATATGTGCCGATAATGCCACGTATCAGCAGTTTACGCAAGTGCCGGGTAAGCCGAGAAAATTGTGCGGAACAATCAAGAGATATCCTTATCAACTGATTGGCGAGGCCAGCAAGAAGGACTTTTTTGACTTGAAACAGACGGGGGACAAACAAACCAAGTCTCACATTGCCAAGTTTGGTTTTGATGGCGTACCGGAAGGGAGTTAATCGTGGCATTATCCGGAAGTTATGATTTCGGCTTAACCGCCGAGAATATAATCACCGAGGCTCTTGAACTGCTCGGGATCTATGTCACTGGCGGAACTGTGATTGACGAGCATAAAGCCTCGTGCTTGAGAACCTTGGAAATGCTCGTAAAAGCATGGAGCGCGGAGGGCGTTGGTCTTTGGACGCTTAAAGAAGCCGCTTTATTTTTGGAGTATGGGGAGCATGAGTACGAGATAGGCCCGTCCGGGGATCACTGCACTGACTCATGGGTAAAAACCGAGGTTGCGACCGCAGCTTCTTCCGGTGCTTCGACTGTTACAGTTGATTCTGATACTGGTGTTTCAGACGGTGATTATATCGGAATCGAACTTGACGATGAAACCTTGCAATGGACTACGGTGAACGGGACTCCGGCGGCTGATGTGATTACTCTCACGGATGCGCTTACCGATGACGTTGCGGTTGATAATCACGTTTATACATACACCACAAAGCTGCAAAAGCCTTTACGGATCACAGAGGCACGGATCAGGATTGAGAGTGAGGACGATAATGACAATTGCACAGAAACGGTTTTAAATATCCGGCACCGAAATCAGTACTTAGCGATTGCGGACAAGGAGGCTACCGGGACTGCGGATTTGAGTTATTACGATCCGAGATTGACCAGTGGTAAACTGTATATCTATCCGGCTTGCGATGATGTGCAAAACTTCTTGAAATTCACGGCCAAAATCCCGATTCAGGACTTCGATGATGTGCTTAATTCGCCTGATCTGCCACAGGAGTGGTTGCTTGCGCTGGCCTGGAATTTGGCTATTTTGATTAGTCCAAAATTTGGCAAAACAGTAACACCGGATTTTGAGGCCAAAGCGTTGGTTTTTAAGAGGAATGTTGCATTGTTTGACAGGGAGAGAACTCCGCTTGGGCTAAGCGGATAAGATATTGACATTGCTAAGAAATAATGCCATAAATAGTGAAACAGATAGAGAGTGGTTCTCTACCTGTTTCTTGCCAACAACACTATCTGGAAAGGAGATAGTATCAATGACCGATATGTTTGTAACAAAACAAAAAATAAAAAACAATAGAAAAATCCCTATGACCGGGCTAAAGTTTGGGCGTCTAACTGTTGTTGAAGAAGCAGGTCGTAGCAATGGGGGATTTGTTTTATGGAAATGCGTGTGTGATTGTGGCAACGAGAAGGTAATTAATGGAGCATCTTTGCGACAAGGGATTTCTCGGTCTTGTGGGTGTTTAAAAAAAGATACAGATAAAAATAAAATGCTACATGATTATACGGGAGAGCGCATTGGTAGATTAAAAGTCTTAAAACAAACAGAGCCGATATCCACAAATGGTAACAAAAAACATAGAAGATGGCATGTTAAATGTGATTGTGGAGTTGAAAAAACATTACAGACACAAACATTAAGGAAACAAAAGGAAACTGGTTTTGGTTCTTGTGGCTGTTGGAGTAAAGAGCGCAATCGTCAAAAAAGATTAAAACATACTAAACCATACAGCTTTTATCTTAATCGTATAAGGAATTCAGTTAATAACAGAAATAAAAAAAGAAAAAATAATTTGATTAAAGTGGATATTAATTACACTGACCTTATCAGCCTTATCCCTAAAGATGGTTCTGGCTTTTGTCATTATTGTGGTGAACCTATTTTTTGGGATAAACATGAAGAACCCAAAAACTCACCTAAACGCCGTAGCGGCCACAACTTTGACAGAAAAGATAATTCTAAAGGATATGAAGTAAATAACATTATACCTTGTTGTGGAAGTTGCAACAAAACTCGTGGCGATAGATTTACATACGAAGAGTTTATGTTAATAGCACCCATATTAAAAACAATAAGAATGAATCGTGGCAAGGAGTCGCAAAATGCCAATAAGCGAAGAAGAAAAACAAGAGATAATTGACGCAGCCGTTGAAAAGGCACTTTTGCTTTTGCCGGAAACTGTTGGCGCACTCATGGCCAACCAAGCAAGTTTTCACAAACTCACTCGTGAATTCTATGCCAAGTACCCTGAGTTCAAGGATCACAAAAAGTTAGTGGCTTCCGTAGTTGAAAAAGTTGAGGGATCTTCTCCTTTGGCCAAGTACGACAAAATTTTAGAAAAAGCAGTTCCCGAAATCCGTAAACGCATTAATACCTTGGGATCAGTAGATACAGATACCGTAACCACCAATCCGAACCGGCAGTTTGAGCCGCTTGAATCACCCAAAATCAATCCCAACGGAGTCATTTAATGTCAAGCCGCCCTTTATTCAACATCGGCCCCGCAGAACTTTCCAGGGGCTTGCGCCCCTCCAAGCGGATGCCGCGGAATAGTAAATTCCTCGTGGAGTGCAATGGCGCTGTGGGCATTGACGGGGTTTTATGCTCATTGGACGAAATCACCCGAATAGCAACAACGGCTATAACAGATGGCTTTCCGTATCCTCAAATTTTTGTATTTACTAATGTCATTATCGTTTGCGGGGAAACGAAGATTTATGAATGGATTTCCGATGCTCTTGTGGAAAAGCTGACGGTATCTGCCGGCTCAACCTGGTCGGCAGTTGCGTTTGCAGACTATATTTATTTGAGCAATGGGACAATGGCGGTTGAAAGGAATGCTTTGGACAAGACGTATTCGACAACTACGGATTTGCCAACGGCTATGGCGGCTTGCGATTTTCAGGGACAAGTTATCATCGGATCACCGGATTCGGGGTATGAATAATGTCATGGAAGGATGATAAAGATTTAGGTTCTTGGAACTTTACCGAACAGGGGAACAAGTTTGGCTACCTCAATAATAAAAGGTGGTCCTCACAACAGGACGCTCAGGAATTTTGCGAGGATATGGGTATATCACTCGACCCGACTCATACCCATAGGCCATGTGGTCATTGGCATAAAGGTTCAGTTTCAGTTCCTATTACGGTAAATATAGGTTCACATTTCTGGAATCAGGGTTCTATAGATTTATCAGTAGGCGATCAAAGTGATGATGGAAGCGATGGAATTGAGTATGCCATCGTCTTTATGTATGTTGAAAATTTTGACATACGTGATGGCATTGTGGGAATGGCCTATATAAATGGAGAGTGGATTGCTTTGGGACTCGTTAGGGGCATTAGTATAGCCTATGCCGTGCCTAATACCGCCAGAACTACCGATGATTACACTGCATACTTTTGTAGCTGTTATGACACGAATATTGATCCTGGACTTAGTAAGATATATTTTGATATTTTCATCTTCCGACTTGGAGAAGACCCTATCAAAACTATTGTATGGGAATCCGATGCAAGTGACGGAGATCCTTATTACGCAAAGAGTAATGTCTATTACGGGGTGATGGATTGCTATGGCAACAGAATTGCTTGCGTGGCATATCTTTATAAGGAAGGTGGTGGCGTTCTTAATAAGTGCCAGATAAAGATTTCCAATGATGCCGGGGTAAGTTTTCCCGTTACTTGGACTTTTCCTGATGCAGTATCTTCAATAGGCGCAGAGGATGAGCCAGATGATATTAAAGTTAAGATAAGCAAGGATGGTATTGTATGGGTTGGTTATTTGAGAAGTTCTCTTATTACTGCAACGAAAGTAGAACTTTGGAAATCTAATGCAGGAGCTACAAGCTGGAATAAGATATGGGAAAAGGATTATTATTCTGACTTGAACGATCTTAGGGCTACAGGATGGAATTTTAATGTTGATTATGAGGATGGGAAGTATATAGCCATTTTCTTAAACGGTGGTTACAAAACCCCTGACTTTCATCATGTAATCTATGAATCAAGAGATTGTGGAGTTACCTTCAATACCCATCAACAATGGTTGTATGACTATGTACTTTGGGATCAGCTAACGACCAATAAACAGTATATGACTGTTTTGGCATCACGAAGATCAGATGGTAAGGAAGTGTTCTTAAGAAGTATTGATTATGGTGTTAATTTCAGTGAGGTTGACCCTGATCCTATTCCGCTTACGGGTACTTATTTAGATCAGCAGCAGGAAGGGGATACGATATTATACATAGAATGTGGAGAATCCTTTTATCCTGCGGCAAGTAGGAACGATACCAATAACATGATAATCTCGTATGATAATGGAGCAACCTGGAGCGTGCTTGAGACGGAAGTGCAAAATACCTCAGTCGGTGCCGAGACTAAATTGCCTTCTGGAGCAATAACGACTGCGAATGAACCGCAAGTGTGGCCGATGGATTAAGAATGAATATTTTTCGACAACAATTTATTAATGGAGAGCAAAATGGCACCACATGAATGTATGGTATGGGCAAATAACCCACACAACCAACAGCGAATCAAATATTTTATGCAGAAGGCCGCAACTGCCATTATTGGCGAGGTTGGCACTACTCCCGGACATGCGGAGCGGATCGCATATCTACCTACGGAAACGATCTGCCTTTAAATCAAGAGGCGACGTTTAGCATAGAAGACCTTTTGAACATAACTTAGGGGGTTGACATGACACTTGGACGTTTAAGTGCAATTGATATAGGCGCAGGAACAAACACTTTAATTTATACCGTACCGGAAAGAAGTGGTATTTTCAAGGCAACCCTCAATATCTGTAACCGGAATAATTCGGATGCGGATATCCGGTGGGCTATTGTCGATGGTGGCGTTTCTGATATGACCAATGCAGATTGGATTGAATACGGTGTCACAATCAGGGCCGGTGGAGTGGTAGAGAGATTAGGTCTTGAGTTGACACCAGGTCAATCTATTGTCGGATATTCAGACACAAGTAATGTAAATTTCACTGTTTGGGCTTAAGGGGAAAATATGCCACGAGAACAATGGCCGTTAGAGGTCCACGGTATTGATACAATTATCGATGACGGCATTAATGTTGAAGACCTTGATGTCAAACAGCTTTTAATTTCGATATTAACCGAATTGAAGAAGATTGAATATCATTTGTATTTAGGAACTGACACAGAACTAAAAGATCAAGATGTAGGAGAATGATAAATGCCGACACTTAACGATCCGAGCGGAACTCCAGCATTAATTAATAGCGAAGGGAAATTAAACACAGTATCTGTGACATCCTGTGATGCACACCATACCAATGAGCATGAAGGAGAATGTTATTCTGTTTTAGTCGATGTTATCACGGCCACCACCGATGACGACTTTTTCTATCTAAAGAATAATGATGATAAGTACCTGGTTCTTTTCAGGATTGAAGGATGGTGTGACGATGCCAATCAGGAGATAAAAGTTCTTACAGGGGCTACTGATGCTGGTACTGATGCCGGTGACGCCCTTACTCCGGTTAATATGAATACTGGTAGCGGGAATGTTGCTGATATAGATTGCACCCAGGACGCAACAGATTTGGCCATTACAGGGGGAAGCGTGGTTACGCTTTTAAAGTTTCCGACAACGGCACTGGAAAGAGATTCGTGGACTTTTCCGGAGGGTATTATTGTACCCAAAAACCAAAGACTGCATATGGAAGCGGCGTTGGACGGGCTGATCAATCTTAACCTCTTCTTTTATTTTCACGAATAATGTTAAAATATATCATAGCACATAAAGACGGCACACCAGTTAATGTGCGTACAGGCTTAGATGATAACGTTGTATTGGTTGCTGAAAGCCTAAAGACTTTAGATGCACATTGGAAATCAGGCATAAACGATGCTGCCGAAACCATAACGGTTGTTGAAGCCAAGCCGAATCAATCCATCATGCTTACGGATATAATCATCACGTCTTCGAAAAAGGTGGCTTCAAGCACTGTTACCATACAATTCTCTGACGGAACAAATACCGAGGTTTTGATGGTAATGGAAGGTGCCTCTGCTCCGATTGAGTTTCCCCATGCTTTTCAAGGTGGACTTAAGGGATGGAAAGAGGCTGACTTCCAAGTTGTTACCGACCAGGCAGCTATGTATGTTGTGACTCTGGTTGGATATGTTCATTTATCAACGGCTGCGACTAAAGGGTATGGGGCTTGGAATGCGGAGAGATAGTAGATAAATAAATCTTGGTGGATAGGGCTGTACACCTGACAAGGCCGGAATCCTGACTGGCTTTCCACCAATTTTATTTCAGGGGTATTTACAGGAGATATCATGAAAGAGATTAAGTTAACGCAGGGAAAAATTGCACTGGTTGATGATGAAGATTTTGAGAGGATTAATCAATATAAATGGTGTGTGAAAAAATATCCAAAAACATTTTATGCTCATAGAAGCGGGCCTACTGTTAATGGAAAACAAAAAACAATTAAAATGCATCATGAAATCATGGGTAAACCTTTAAAAGGATTTGAAACTGATCATATTAATGGGTGTGGATTTGACAATCAAAAAAAGAATTTAAGATTTGTAACAAGACGACAGAATACTCAGAATAAACAAAATATGAATAAAAGTTCTCGATTCCCTGGAGTGTGTTGGGATAAATGGGCACAAAAATGGAAAGCACAAATTGTAATAAACGGCAAAAGAAAACATTTGGGCAGATTTATACATGAACGAAAAGCATTTATGGTCTACAAAAAAGCTGTAGAAACTTTAGGCGAAACTGTAATAAAGATAGATTAAGGGGAAATAATTATGAGTGCACAAGCAACGCAAAACTTTTTATACCTCATGGCTAAAGGACAGGTTGATCTTGATACTGATAGTTTGATATGGATATTAATGGATTCGGGTTTTACATTTGACCGAGCGAATCATCACCAATATTCTGACATTTCAGCTTCAGAATTAGGTACCGGGAACGGCTATACCCAGAAAAGCAAGGCGGCGACTGGTATATCTATCACGAGAAATGATACCTTATACAAAGTTACCATTACTTGGAGCAATCCAAGTTGGACAGCTTCGGGTGGCTCGATAGGTCCATCCCCAGGAGCGTTTCTTCTTGATGATACTGTTACAGACGATCCCCTTCTTTTTTATGTTGATTTCGGAGAAGAGGGCACAGAGCCAGATACCGGGACCTTCACAATTAGTAATCCTAAATATGAATTACCAACGAACTGTTAGGGGTAAGTTTGTATGGCTACAAATTACGAAGCCGGTACAGCTTATGGTTATGGAATAGCAAAGGGTGTTCTTACGCAAGGTTCCCTACTTGGTGGAGAGCTAAATCCTGATTTAGATATTACATTTGATTGCAATGGGTATGACAAAAACGGAAATCCATATCAAGGCGTAGCTTTTGCTTATGCCATAGCAACAGGTGATAAAAGTGGTATAGATTGCACGGCTACTGCTATAGCTTACGCCACTGCATCAGGTACGCCAATTTGGGGTAATACTTATGAGGCCACGGCAACTGCTTATGCTTTTGCTGAAGGCGACCTACTGCTTGAAAACCTGAGATCCAACTGGATCAAGTGGTCGAATATCGGCCAGATGGATTTTACAATCGGGAGAGACAATGTTGCCGGTGAGCGTCCTCTTGACTGGAAAGGTTGGGTCTATGCCATCAAAAAATTGGGTGGCAGGGCGATTGCCTATGGTAAAAACGGGGTTTCGGCACTGATTCCTTCGGGCAATGCTTGGGGATTGCAGACTGTTTATCGAATAGGGCTGAAAAGTAAAAATGCGATTGCAGGTGATGAGAGCGTTCATTTCTTCATCGATAATAAAGATCAACTGTTCAGCCTCAGTGAATCGCTGCAAAAACTTGACTATTCCGAATATCTATCCGTTTTGACAAGTCCGGTATTATCCTATGATCTTGAAACAGGCCTCCTGTATATCTGTGATGGTGAATACGGATTTGTTTACAACCATGCAAACAAGAGTCTTGGAACCGGTCCGATAAGCATTACTGGAATTTCCTCACAGGGCGGAACGTTGTATGTGACTTCCCCTGTGGCAATCGTCATGCCGACCTTCGAAATCTGTACCGATATTTACGATCTTGGGACCCGGCGCGGGAAAACTATTTTTTCTCTGGAAATAGGAACCGACCTTGGTGGGGATCTGCAAGCAGCCATAGACTGGCGAACCGACAAGAAAGAGGCGTTCACCACAACAGATTGGTTTACGGTAGACCGCAGAGGCATGGTGCATGTTGCCTGTTACGGGAAAGAGTTCAGGTTTCGGGTAAAGACATTTGCTTGGGAGTCTGACATGGGCTTAGATTATATTATTATTAACGGAGAGGTACACCAACATTGATTATCAAACTTTTGTCAACACAAATCCCTCACTATTTTGAGGCGATTAAGTTTGCGACCACAACCGCGGATGAAATTGACAAGGAAGACCTGCAATCATACTTGATCGAACTTTTGCATGACCTTCTTTCGGACAAAGCCCAATGCTGGATCAGGCTGGATGAGAACAGAACGATTATCGCATTGCTGATAACCCGCTTCAAAGTGAATAAGATAAACTCCAAGAAGTCCCTACATTTGCAATGTATTTTTTCTTATAATGAAGTACCCTTGAATATTTGGCAGAAAGATTTTGATATGCTGATTCAATTTGCCAAACAGGAAGGCTGTGAAAATATAACTTTTAATTCCCGGCATTCCAAGATATGGGAACTAACAATGTCTTTCGGATGTCGTGAACAGTTCCGAGTTTTCGCATTTGATTTGAATTAATCCGACAAAAGGAGATTACCCATGGGAGATTCCGGCGGAGATCAAACGGTCACAACGAGATATGCCCCATACATAGAGGACAAACACCAAGCATTCCTTAATGCGGTCGCAACTTATCGAGAAGCAACCACAGATGATTCTCCGTTTGATGGATATACTGACATCGTTGTTGAGGCTGCTTTTTTTGGGACCGGATATACGATAGCTTCTTTTCCGAGCCTATATGATATGTACGGCAAGTTCATGGCTGGGCTTGACATAGATATTCTGTTCTCTCAGGTTTTTGAGGACACGGTGAATGCCCCGGAAGTAAATGATTTTGTGGCAGCCGAAGCCGATTTGATGGATGATGACATCGATGCCAATGTTTTGCCACGGTTTCAGGTCGGAATGCGAGACATAAATTCTGTAATGAGCAGTTCTTTTGTGACCGGCAAAGCTATGATTGAAGATACCCGCGTCAAGGCCTTGGAAAAATTCAGATCAGAATTAAAGTATCGCTTGATTCCAATTGCCTCCGACAGATGGAAAACCCATCTTGAATGGAACAAGGCAACTATAATGACCTATGCTGAAATTATGAAATTTTATTTTTCGGCAAAGATGGATATAACAGACTTTAATTCCACAATAGATGCCAAAAACAAGCTTTGGCCGTTTACTGTTTTAGATTATGAGCGTGCGGCATTGGGAGCATTAACAGGAGCGCAGAAGACCACAAGTGGAATTGAGAAGCAAGGCGGTATTGCTGGTGCTTTATCAGGGGCTTTAGCTGGCGTAAGTGCTGGGTCTACTTTTGGCCCTGTGGGTGCAGCCGCCGGCGGTCTTTTAGGTCTTGCCAGTTCATTTTTTTAATTAATTGTAAAGGAAAAATATTATGCCTACATTAACTGATTCTGCGTTTCCAGGTATAACACCTGAAACAGAATATACAGAAGCAATGAATATGCCAAAACCCTTCCCTTATAAACAACTTAAACAAGGTTATACTCCTGCTTATATTGGCGATAGACCAGTGCAGGTTGATCCTAATTTGTTGGAAGTTGATCCTTTCTCTGAAATTTCTGGAGATATAGAGAGAGGGCGTCTTGAATCTCAAAAAGAGTTAGAGCATCTGGCTTCCCATCCTGATCCTACTACCATGAGTCAATATATCCATACAGGAGGACCATATTTACAAGCTTATGACCCTGGGTTTAGAGGATCGACTGGACGTGGACCTTCGGCGTTGCCTCAGACTCAGTTTGCCGTTAAAGGTCCATTGCAAAGAGCAGCAGCGCCTACTCAAGTTGCAAGGACAGGCATCATTCCTAATATAGCGACAAGGAGAGCTACTGCACCTGCTCAAGCCACAAGAGGAACTATTCCTGGCCAAATGGATTTAAGTAAATTACAGGAAATGTTAACAGGTGGTGCAGACAAAGAAGAGGGTTTGAGAAGGATTCCACCACAACAACAAATGGTTTTCCAGGAAAGGCCAACGGGGATTGAAGGTATGCAAAGAAGGACTTCAAGAAGATTGCCACAGCTTCAATACAACTCTGCTAACCCAGATCAACAAGTTTCTTCATCGTTTCCAACTACAGGCAGTTACCAAAATACTATTAGATAGCTAAAAAGGAAAATTGATTATGCCTCCTTTATACAATGAACCCTTGTACGTTCCACCAGAAGAAACAGCCAGATTAGCCGAACCTGTTTTTGATCCTGTCCCAAGGGGAGGTTTAGCAAGGGTGCAACCACAAGTTCTTCCTCAAGCAACAATCGCTCAATCATTCATGCCACAAAAACGGTCTGAAATGGATTATTGGAAACAACCGATTGTTGGTGGAATACCGCGTGATTTATTTATGACATTAACAGGTCAAGCCGCGCAAGCTATTGCACCGACTTCACCTGCTGGCAGGCTTGGTGGCGGATTGGCACGAATGGCTGGTGGTGTTTACGGAAGACGCATGAGGCGAGAGGAAGAGGAACCTGAAAGGGCTTTGCAACGTAAGGTAAGAGAAGCACAATTAAGAAAACTTGAAAGACCTGAAACCGTTTCATGGAAATCGATTGATCCTGTAACCGGACAGGAAAGAACCTTTTATGGCAGACCGGAAGATAGACCAAGCGAAACAATAACCGGAATACCGAAACTTGAAAGACCTAAAACTGTTTCGTGGAAATCAATTGATCCAGCAACCGGCAGAGAGACAACCCATTACGGCAGACCGGAAGATAGGCCACCCGAAACCATAACCGAAATACCGACAAAAAAAGCAGGTGCCCCAAAATGGTCACATGCAGATACACAGGAATATAATTATTTAACTGGTCGTTTAAAAATTTTAGATACACAAGAGCAAGAGCTTGGTGAATTGGGATTTGATGATAAAGAAATCATAGCGGAAAGAAGGCAAATTCAATCTGAAAGAAGTAGAATTATTGATGGTTTATCGGCTATTGAGAGAAGGGTAGAAGGAGGCATGACCAGAGCGGGGAAAGGTTTCGGTGAAACTGCGACCCCTCCATCAGACCCAACTCTTGAACGATATATACAACAAGCTATGGATACAGGTGTTTCTCAAGAAGAAATGCAAGGATACTTGGATGATCCAAATGCAACACTTGAAGGATTCCGAAAAAAATTCAAGCTTGACAAACCAGAGCCGGATGAAGTTCCTGATATGAAAGATGTTCCGATTAATACAACACAAGGTTTACACAAATATCCAATACCATCATATCCATATCGTTCAAGGCCGTAAATAACAGTCAATCAGATCAGGAGAACTTCAAGTAAATGGCTAATCAAGGCTTAATCATGGAAACAACCGGATTGAAAAAACAATCATCCAATATTGATGACATTGTTGCTTCGGCCTCTTCCGAATATGGAGTTGACCCTAATTATATCAAGGCCATAATCAAATCGGAAAGTAATTTCAATCCCAAGGCCATATCAAGCGCCGGCGCGAAGGGTTTAATGCAAATCATGGATGCGACTGCTGGTGACTTGGGCGTAACAGATCCGTTTGATCCAGAACAAAGTATCATGGGCGGGACCAAGTACCTTGCTCAGAATTTGAAAAAATATGGTGGAGATCCCTTAAAAGCATCCGCCGCCTACAACGCTGGACCTGGGAATGTGGACAAGGCCATAAAAGCCCATGGAGATAAATGGCTTGAAAATCTCCACAAGGTTACCGGTCGCCATGCAGATGAGACGAGGCAATATCTTAAAAATATTTCAAAACATTATCCCGGGGAGATTCAACAACCAACTGTGCGTGGTGAATTTCAACCGACAACCATAAGAGAGGCCAAACAACCAACAACAAGAGGTTTGGCCAGAGCAGGGATACAACGATCCCCTGAATGGAAACGTGCATTTGGATATATAGATCCTTGGAAACGAGACGTAGGTTCTTTGATCGACAAAATATATAGCCAACAAAAAAAACAAGACCCTGAAAGGACAGGTTCACTTCACCCAATTGAAGGATTAAAGATATTCGCTAAAGGTCTAACAAAGCTTCCTCGTCAAATGCTTGGGAAATCTGCCGCAGCGGTTCAAGGTTGGAAAGGTGCAAGTATTGTCAATCAAGATTGGTTTGATAAGCAATATGAAAAAGCCCAAAAACAATCAGAAGAATTTTCAAGGCAATATGGCGAAGAAAGGATATTTCCAGGAATATCAGAAAGAGACGTTGCACAGCTTCCTGAGAATTTGGCGTTCTCTGGGTTGTCTGCTTTAGCCGGTGTAGGCGTCGGGTTGCCTACTGCAATGGCTCCCATTCCTGGTGCAAGACCGGCTGCATGGGCGGCAGGTACGGCAGCAGCCGGTAAAGCTGCCTATAACATGGCTTCTTATGATTTCATGAAGAGGTACCTTGAAGTTCAAAATGAAGAAAAATTAAAAAGAACCGGGAAGACACTCACACTTGATGAGGAAACTAAGCTAAAAGAAGATTTCGGCAATCTTGCCCAGAAATACGGACTTTGGGAGGCTTTGCCGGAAGCCATAGGACAAGCTACGGGTTTGAAGATAATAGCCACCCCATTGAAAAGGATGGCTCCGGTTTTGGGTGAAAATATTATTTCAAGATTAATCACAAAATTAGGTGCGCTTTATGGCACTGAATTGGTGACAGAAGAATTAACGCAGATGGGGCAGTCTAATATTGAATATGCTGCTGGTTTAGGTGGTGAAAAAAGAGAGTGGACAGATCCCGTGGCTCATTTGAAATCACTTCGAGAAGTTGCACCTTCAGTATTTTTAACAACTACGGTGATGGGTGGAGCAGCCAAAGCCGGGATGATGGTTCGTGATATTGCTGCAAAAAAATATGTCACAGATCCAGAATCCAGAATAGACGCTACAGAAAATATCAGGCTTCAAAGGAGACAAGCCGCACAAGAGATTCAAGATGAATTGGTTGAAGAAATAGAACCCACATTGCCCGAAGGAATCATTCCCGAAGAACCAGTGACAGAAGCAATTCCGCCAGGGACAACCGTAACCTGGACAGATAGAGACGGCAAGGCGATACGCGGAGTCGTTGAGAAAGTAAACAAAGCATCCTATACCGTTAAGGGTGAGGATGGTAAAAAATACGCACCGAGATTTGCAAAAGTCGAAACTGTTGAACCTACAAGACCAGAAATAGAAAGGGGGGAAGAATATGCCAGAGAAATACGTGAAGCTGAAAAAAAAGTTCCAGCGCCAAGGATTGCCGTTGAAGAGGGCGAAAGAGTTAGCCGCGAGGATATTCAATTCCCAGAGGCAGCCAGAAGAGCGGCCAGTGACGAGGAATTACGACGAGAAGAAGCGAGGGTTGAACCGGAAGCGGTAATACCACCGGAAGTTGTGCCTGAACCTGCGCCGCCCGTTGTTGAGGAAATACCGGAAGAGAAACCTGTGCCTCCCGTAGAGCCAAAACCTGAAGAGGCCAAAGTCGAGCCGTTGCCGGAAGCTGAAGTAAAACCTGAAGAACCTAAACCAGCACCCGAAATCAACAAACCCTTCATCGAAAACAAAGTCAAAGAACTTGGATCCATGGAAGCGGTTGAAAAGTTCTACGATACGGATGATGCCGTAGGTCGGTATGCGCGGGAATACGCTCAAAAGACGTTACCGAAAAAGAAGCCTGAAGAAGTTAAGCCTGAACCGAAAGTTGTACCTATTGTTGAGCCTGAAGTGAAAATTGAACCAATAAAGCCAAAAACTGACATAGTTGCCAAAGCAGATAAACTTCACAAAAAGTCTTATGGATTAAAACCCAAAAATGCATTGCAAAGATTATTGGAAGCAAGGCAATTATATAAAGAAGCTGGCGTTGGAGATGAATACGAAAATTATAGAGAGAATGAAAGGCTGATTCATAATTATAAAGAAAGACTTGGGATTGAAGAAAAAAAGCTGCCTGAACCAAAACCACCCATTGAAGAGAAACCCGAGGTTGTAGAACCTAAAGAGATCATCCCCGGCGCCACAGTCACATGGACAGGCAAAGGCGGGAAGCCGATGCGGGGAACCGTTGAGAAGGTGAACAAGGCTTCCTATACGGTACGAGGGGAGGACGGGAAGACGTATGCACCGAGGATGGAGAAGGTTGAGTTGGTTGAAGTTGATCTGAAGGTTGAGCCTCCCGTTGCTAAAGAGCCGGAAATCGTAGTGCCGCCAGTGGCCGAGAAAGGTAAAGAATCAACTTCATATCTCAGCGACAATACTCCTATCAAAACACAATACGCCGTAACCAATGCCAATAACTTGATAACCTCCCATACCGACACTTTGGCTATAAACAAGGCATACCCACAAGAGATGCAACCCCGTGACCGGGAACGATCTGCCATGAAGCTTCAAATTGAAGAGATGGCAAAAAAGTTGAATCCTGAACGGTTGGGCGAGTCTGCCAGCGTTGCATCAGGGGCTCCGATTGTTGGTGATGACATGGTGGTTGAGTCCGGCAATGGACGAACTATTGCTATCAGGAAGGCATACGGGCGTGATATAGGACAAAAATATAAAGAATGGCTCACCGCCAATGCTGAAAAGTTTGGGCTGAAAAAAGAGGATATCGAAGCTCTTGATCAGCCTGTTTTGGTACGGGCTCGCAAGACAGATGTTGACCGGGTGGACTTTGCCAAACGTGCCAATCAGGATGAAGTTGCCAGAATGTCACCTGTTGAAGTTGCCAAGAATGATGCTGAAAAACTCACCGATGCGGACTTATCCACGTTCAAACCGTCCGACGAAGGGGATATAACAGCAAGGAGCAATTCTACTTTTATTAATCGGTTCATCAAGCAGTTGGGACCAAGCGAGGCCGCAGGTTTTTTAACAGAAGATGGCCGGTACACTAAGCAGTTGATTGATCGAATACAAATGGCTATTTTTCACAAGGCGTACAATGATGATACATTGTTGACTCTGATTGCCGAGGAAGCGGACCCGGACATTAAAACCATTCTTAATGCCCTGAACGTGGCTGCTCCGCATTTTATCCAGGCAAAAGCTGTTAAAGGGAGAACCGGTGCAGCGTCAGAAGTATCAAGCAATATCATTGCAGCGGCAAAGCTGATAAGGCAATCCCGTAGAACCGGAGAACCGATAGATACGATCCTTTCGCAAATCGGCATGTTTGAACAGATCCCGGAAGAGGTTCATAAAACAACCCGTTTTCTTAATGAAAACATCAGAAGTGCAAAACGAATGGGTCTTGTGTTCAGCGAATCCGCAAAAGCCATCAGAAGAATTAAGATGGATGCTCAAACAAAAGCCTTGTTTGAAGATGATGCCGAAATATCTCCATCGGAAATTATTGAAAATGCCATCCAAAAAGTAGAGGAACAATATTATGGAAAAGCCCAACAGGAAATTATCGGTTTTCGACCAGGTGATGAGCCAATCCGTAAGGAAGGCGAACCAGGCAGAATTGAACGAGCCAAAATTAAGCCCGTGGCCGAAGAACCCGCAAAGCCGAAAGAAGTTGCCAAAGAAATAATAACACAAGGCAAAACCTTTAATGTTAAGCTTTTCACTGATGATTTAAAAGAGGCAAACGATTTTGTCAGTAAATGGCAAGTGATCAAAACGACAAAGGCCGGGAAAGAAATACGAGTTAAAAAAGCTGAAACAATTCAAGCGGTAAAAGAAGCTTATTTTAAAAAGCATCATCCTGAAATCGAGGTTAAGCCTTTTATTGGTTTGAGGAAAGAACCAAAAGTCTACGCCATAACAGAAGTGCCATCCTTAACCCAAATCAACTTGGAATCAATCAAGGCTCACCCCCGATTCAAAACCGCCGCAGTAACCCAAGCAGAGGACGGAAAAATATCAGTCAAGTTCAGGAATAATTTGGGTTTCATAATCAACAGTATTGAAGGTGTTGACCCGGGAAGTGTAACGCTCAATGTCGGATATGGAAGACACGGGCTCAAGCCTGGGGAGCAAGTGGCAGGCTTCTATGATCATGCTGACAAATCGATTAATATTGTTGAAGGCGTAGGGAATAGATGGACTATTGACCATGAATTTACGCATTTTCTTGAAAAGTCAGGAATCCTTGACACTAAAGATATGTCTGCGCTGAATAAAGCCATTAAACGTAAAGGACAGTCGCCCAACGAAGAGACGAGAGCAAAGTTTATTGAAGAAGCGTTTAAGACCAGGGATGCACAAATTCGACCTATCCAAAGGATACTTCAGAAGATTGCTGACTTTATTGATCTTGTGATTAATAAGATGGGGATAAGAACTGTAAGAGGAGTTGTTCGTGATATCGAAACCGGTAAAATAATATCAGAAGTAAGGGATGAAGTTGCGACTGAGGCAGACATCCTCTATAGCGTCAAAAAAGATACACCAGAAATAGACGCAGATCCACTTTATGGACGAACAGACAAACAGAAAGAGCGCATCGGTTTGGCCAAAGGTATCCCAAAACCAAAGTTGATAGACAAAGCTAAACGGGGATTTACCAAAGCTTATCAAGCGTTTAAACGGACACACAAACACCTTGACCCTAAAACACATGGTGATTATCTCAATATTTTACGGATATATTCCAATATACCTACAGATTCACGCAGAAGGGCGAGTGCTGCCATTGATAATTTTTTGCGAATATTGACACCAAAAAGATATGATTTCTTTACCATGCATATTATCATGGGTGATATGATTCGTGATATTGATAATGGCTTGCTTGCAGACAAGGAAGAATTGCCTTTTGGGTTTAAAGACAGAAAAGACGTTAAGTCATATTATGATTATCTGAATAAGATTGCCGAAAAGGATCCAAAAATAAAGGAAGCTTTGAAAAGACGTAGGGAATTTAACCATTCGCTCAAGAAAGAATTGGTTGAAAATAAATTGCTTTCTGAAGATGTAATGAAATATGATGATTATTTTCACCATCAGGTAATGGAATACCAATTGGCCAAGGCCATGGGTGAGGATTACAAACCAGGTACGGGAACATCGGCAAAAGATGTTCGTGCTCATAGAAAAGGTTGGCAGATAGCCCGTAAAGGTTCCATCAAAGATTACAACACTCAATATGTTGATTCTGAATTTGAGGTAATAGCTCAAGCTTTATCTCAGATTGAAACAAAGAAAACATTAGACAGAATCAAGGACTTAGCCAATATTGTCCCAAGTTTAAAAGCAGAAGCCAAGGCCAAGGAAATAAAAGATTGGACAAAACTAATCCCTGAAGGCTACACAACTTGGAAACCAAGACCAGGAACGGCATGGTTTAAAGCCAACTCTATTACAGACCGAATGTTAATGGAAATTCAAGAAGGAACCAGCCAGTTAAAGCCGGAAGATGTCAAACAGATTTTAGCCCGAGGTATCGATGAAACATGGGTAATTCCACAAGAATTAGCCTTAACAATGGATGAGTTCAGAAAGTTTCCTGAAGATAATGTCTTAGAAAAAGCATCGGTAACTATGATTAGTGCATGGAAAAAATGGATATTGATGAATCCGTTCCGATGGATAAAATACAATATCAATAATACTTCTGGCGATTCAGATATCATCCTTGCTTATGAACCGCGAATTATAAAAAATTATTTTCCAAAAGCCACTAAGGATTTATGGCAGGAACTCAAAAAGAAAAAGATATCAGATGAACTTCAAGCTGAAATAGATCAATCGTATAAATTAGATGTATTAGGTTCTGGATGGTCTATTCAGGAAGTTGCTGAAGTGACTAGTCAATTATCCCATGACAAGCACATGTCAATGTTGCTTGGAGAAAAGCCAAATCTTATACAAAAATATTGGCGAAGTGCAGTGCAATATACAACTTATCGAGAAAATCTTCTCAGGCTTGCAGCTTTCCGATATTTCAAAGATGAAATTGCAAAAGGTAAAAAGCCCGGGATCAATCTCAATGGTGTTTCCATTCGGGCGGAGTTGCAAAAGATGGCTGAAAGCGCAACGTCCGATGAAATGGCTGCAAAATTAGCGCGAGAATTAATCGGTGATTACGGAAATATTTCACAGGCAGGGCAATGGCTCAGAGCGCACATGATCCCGTTCTGGTCATGGCAAGAAATCAATGCCCCAAGATATGTGAGATTACTTCAAAACCTTCCGCATGAAGGCAAAAGCACAAAAGTTGTATCTGGTGCTATGGCATGGAAAGCAACCAAATTAGGATTGAAAGCAACTGCTTTATACGGCGCTGTCATATTGTGGAATATGACCTTCTTTCCGGACGAAGAAAAAGAATTGGGGGAAGCTCAACGCAGACAGCTTCATTTGATTTTAGGTAGGAGGGAAGATGGTAGTATCATTTCTTTGCGATTCCAAGGAGCATTAAGCGATACGCTGTCATGGTTTGGTGCTGAAGATATTGTCCATGACATAAGCGATGTGGCAAAAGGGATACAACCAATTGGTACAAAAATGGAAGAAGCTTTCAAGGCGCCTGTAATAAAAATATGGCATGGTTCAAGGCCTATAATTAAAACTCTTGGAGAAACTGTTCTTGGGAGAACGACTTATCCGGACCCATTTTTCCCTCGTCCTATCCGTGATAAATGGGAGCATATTGCACGGACATTCTCCATGAATCTACCCTATAAGTGGATAGCCGGAAAACCAAAGAGAGGAGAAGATATAACGGAACGTCTTTTTAATGACGTGCTATCTTTGGGGTTCTATACGTCCGATCCTGGGGAATCGGCGTATTATGATGTTAAGAAAGCATCATTCGATTTTTTGGATAAAGAAGGCATTGAAAAGCCTGGATTTATTCCGACAACAAAATCCAATGCTTTATATTATTACAAACAATCTCTGAAGTATGGAGATTTAAGTGCAGCTAAACGGTATTTGGAAAAATATAAAAAGTTAGGTGGAACGCTTGGTGGCATTAAAATAAGCATAAAAGCAACTCATCCATTGGCTTCTGTTCCAAAACGATTAAGACGTAAGTTTTTGAGATCACTGAATAAAAAACAACGAAAGAGCTATAATATTGCTTTAAAATGGTATCGGTTACATTATTTAAAGATGAAGCGGAAAAGGTAATATGGTTGAAAAATCATTAATATTATAATAATATACACAAACTCAACAGAGCTTCCCCGAAAGCCGTGTCAGATATCTTAATCTGGTACGGCTTTTTTATGGAGGAATAAATACACTATGAGCTTTAAAGGAATAGGCCCGTTCTTCGGTGCAATCAGGGGCCCGACTGGACTTATAGGCAATGTTGCAACAGGCGATTACATTGAAATTGCAAACAATGGCGAAATTACATTGTATGGTGATGCCAGAATAACAGAATATATTCAAATAAGTGCTGGCTCTGCGCGGGCGCCAGGAATAAAACCTGCAACTTATGTAACTCATGGAATAGGCGGAGCTTGGGAATTTGCGAAAGCTGCTGATAATGAAATATCCATAACTTTCACTTTACAAAAAGGCACAGATCGAACAGTTCCTTTTAAGTTTATTATAGGCTGGTCATGTGGTGTGAATACTGGAAATGTGAAATGGGAGATACAATATCTTTGGCGCAAACTTAATGAAGATACAAGCAGCTCAACACCAGATGAGACAGTAACCGAAACAGTGGCAGTATCAAGCACGGCTAACGGTTATCAATATACAGTTTTTGACATAGCAGTATTACCGGATTCGGACGATAGATATTGTACTGTAAAAATTGCGCGTATTGGTTCTGACGACGAATTAGACACTGCCGATGATGTGGCGCATTATGTTGGTATTGGTATTCTTTATGCAAAAAATAAAATAGGTGATCCGATATGAATAATAATCTAAAAGTTAAAACAGTTTTTGGAGCGAAGGAAGTTGCCAAAAGTGAAACGGAAACGTCTGACATTACCGATATCAGCGGTGCAAACGGCTTCTTCTCACTTCAGGCCACTATTGCAGGGGATGGTACGGTCAAGTTGGGCTATATAGCCAGCAATGACGGAAATGATTTTTTAGCCCCAGAAGGAAGTTATTCCGGCTCCAACTTTGTCGAAATTATGTCAGGACTCACCAAAACATCCGGCCCAGGGAGTAACGGCAAGGTTCTGATTCAATTCAGTCCGCATTTTGCGCGGTATTACAAAATTGTGGCGATTGAAACTGGCGGGGCGGCTGCTGTGACCATAACTGTTAATCTGGCAACGTTGTAAAGGGGAAATTATGGGTTTTATGGGTGTAGGCTCGTTCAATGGTGCAGTCAGGGGAACCACAGGCGACTTTTCAGGCGACGTAGCCATTGGCGGAACGGCAACACTTACTCGGTCTAAAAACTTGGCCAGAGGGTCCAGCACATTCAACAGTACAATCGGTGCGACTATTGACATAACTTCTCATGCACTTGAAACAACAGACTACAAGGTTGACATAACGCCTCATAGTTCAAGCGGATTTATCGGTGAGATCAGCGTGGAATCAAAAGCTGCTAATTCGTTCGTTGTAAAATGCAGCGGTTCAGATATAACAACTGGATTCGATTGGGAGGTGATATTATGAGCCAATTAACACCGGTATTTTTAACCCAAGACAATGAATTCTTTATAAGTTCGCTCGAATTCCGTGAGCAAGAATTAAATCTAAGCACTTTGCAGCGATACACTCCTTACGTTGTCAGAATTTACAGATCAGAGGACAAATTAACTCTGGATGGTTCAGGATTCTGGTTGATAGCTGAGATAGCTCTTCCGGGAATTGCGTATCACACTGAGCCGGTTTTGGATGAATTTGACCAACCGATTTTAGATGAAAACGGTATGCCCGAGACCCGATCAATTAGAACTGTACTCACCGAAAATGATATTGACATCGTATATTGGCAGTTGCCGGAAGGAGATTAAATTTTGGATATACCTTTAAGTTTAGGTGGCATACAGGCTGCCTTGAATTCATCTTTGGATGTTCGGGATTTCGTTCATAAATCAAATAATGATGGTACTGGTGATGATGTTATTTCAACCATGGCATTTATTCCGCGATTCAAAACGTCCGGTTGGCCTCAAGCAGCATTGAATGATTTGGAAGCAGGAGGTTTTTGGGCTGATGTATATGAAGCTTGTCAGCCCGATGCATCTTCAACAAGTCGAGGTTCTACTTCAGCCGATTCACCCGGTCTTGTGGCTGCATGCTCAAAACCAGGCGTTGTGCCGTGGACAGATATTTCATGGCTTAATGCAAGAATTGCCGCAAGCAATCGAAAGATTGGAGATAGATTTTGCCATTTGCTTACACCGTTTGAGCGGTTTTCAATTCTGTCTCTTATTATGAAATCAGGAATGTGGGGACAGCAACGAGGCAATAATAACAGTGGGAAAGACATTCGGGATGCGGATAGTTGGGAGAATTACGGCATTACTGATCCGGTATATACTGCATATCGAAAACTAACCGGCTCTGGTCCCGCTTCGTGGTGGCATAATGGATTACCCGGCCGAGGGATTCATAATCTGGTTGCCAATATTTACGAGTGGGAAGACTGCCGGATCGAGAGTGGACTATATCAGCCGAAAGCGTATCTGGCTGGGGCAAGAATCGCTACGGACACATATATTGATTATGATGATAACGCCGCAGGCGATGGCGTTGATGTATCTCAACTAACACCCGGTGTTTATACAATCACCGATATAATAAATGGGGACGAAGATGTTACTATAAAACGAATAATCATCACAGGACGATTTACAGGGCGAGCAATTTTATCGTCTGCTCTTACATTGCCCCACGGCGATAATGACTTAATCCAGCTTAAAACCGCCGTGGATATCAGCAATGGTGCAGCATCCGGATGGAAAAATATCGGAGCATTGTTGGAGGATGCTACCGGTAAATATATGGTACTGCCGAATAAAGCTGATCCATCGACGCACTATAGCACATATCTGGATTCTTGGTATGCTTATGACAACAATAATTCCCGTGCTTTGCGACGTTGCGGCGACTGGGACAAGACCTCGTACGCCCGTTCCGGTTTGCTTGTCAGTACGCTCGGTACGCCGACGGGCACGGACTACAGCCTTGGCTTTCGCGCCGCCTTGTCGATCAGTAATCTGTAGCGTGTGATCTGTTTTGGCCTGCGATAGCAGGCCTTAAGAAAGTAATAATGGAAAATTTAATCGTATATCAAAAAATGCTGGAACTTACGGAATATGCATATATTGCGCTTCGTCAATTCCCAAAATCGGAAAAATTCGGCCTGGCGGCGGATATCAAAAAGCAGATATACATAGTATTGAAGCTGATGATCAGCGCAAATAAACGATACTATAAAAAGACGACAATGCAGGAGATGGATGTGGAGCATGAAATTCTAAGACGCCAGATCGAAATGGCTAAAAATCTTCAGTTTTTGTCTTTCAAAAAGTTTGAAATATTGATTAGGAAAATAGATGAAGTTGGTCGCTTAATAGGCGGGATCACGTCGTCATCGACCAGGCTTTTGAAAAAATCATGCAGGCAAGACCGGTGGTTGTGCCTGGTCTTTTCCGAGATCCCCTGGATGCCGTACAGAAATAAGCGAATGTCTTTGCGGTTGAACGTCTTGACGTTTTTCTGCCCGAAGACGGCCATGGCACGGTTCATGTAATTCCTGATGTTGTTGATCGATTTGATCTTGAGCTGCTCCTTGGAGCGGATGAACTCTTTGGCCTGGGTTTCGAATCCCATGGGCGCGTCTTTCTGATAGTCGCGGGCATCAAAAGAGCCTTCGACTGTTTTGAAACGAAGGCCGCTGAGAAACTGCGCGGCTTCCGGGTAGGATTTGAAATTTTTAAATACCTTTTCAAACCGGACATAAAACCGCGTGGCTGCCACCTGGGGATGTTTCAGGCAGAAACACCCGTTACGCCGTTCGTCATGCGCCAGTTTTGCGCCGCATACAAAGCATTTTTGCCGCGAATAGATATTCCCCTTCATGCAGATGCCCCCCAGTGTATTTGGGACAGGGATATTACTATATATGAAAGGATTGTTCAACATGGGTTATGATCTTCTTGAATGACTTGTTATTTGCCATGTAAACAGCCAATAAAACCAACCAATCCAAATAGACCAAATCCCTTTAACTTTGCTTATGCCCAAAAAAGGCGTAATATAAAACCCATGAACATCTTTCTCCCATTTACATTTCATAGCTTCTTCCTTTTTTCACCTATTTATGCGGTTTCAATTATTTCTTGCAGTTTACCGGCGAAGAATTCTCCCCTGATCATCTGGGCTTCTCCGGTCAGATCCGGATCATAATGCCGGTACAATGTGTTGAGGCTTCTGGCCAAGGCGTCCCATTCCCGGCGGAAGGCTTTTTTTTGTTTGGGTATCTGCCGGCGGATATCTTCGGTCAGGCAAAGCAGGGTGTTAAAATACAGGACCATGTCGATGGTGTCCGGGAAGCTTTTGTTGATATAGGTCTTGAGTGATTCCATGATCCGGTGGTACTGGCGTTTGATCTTGCCGTCGAGTCGGCCCCGGTTGGCTTCGGGGATGATCAGGTGGATGATGTTTTTATTCCGGATCATGATGCGCTTGGCAACATCTTTGGTTTTTTTGGGTGTCCCTGGAGGAAGGGAAACGATACAGGCTTCCAGGGTGTCCAGGATGATCAGTTGCCGCTTCTGGTTGTTTGACAGGCTGAGAGGTTCTTTATTTTTCATAGTCTGTGTACCTGTAAATGGTGGTGGGGAGTATGGGTTTGATTGGGTGTGATTAATTGTCATAATTGTTCCGTTATATTCAAAGCCAAGATATGCAGTCCGGCTGGTTGGGTTGATCCTCCTCAACTTCGTATTCATGTGAGATAAAAAGTGGTTCGCCTAAGGCATCTACTGTTCTGGATTTTAAAGCTTTTTCTTTTGTTTTGTGTATAACGTCTCCTAAAGTAAATAAATCTCCATAATTATACTCAGCTTTTGGATAAACATTAATCCATCCTTCAATCTTCTTCTTAACCGTTCGCTTGGGCATTTCAGGAAGAATTGACCAATCATCTTCGGGCTTTTGCATATCCCAAACAAGAGCTGGAATTGTGTGATCCTCAGAAATTCTTCCATCTTTCATATAATAAAGTATTTTACCTCCAAAATTAACATGGATACGACTGACATCATTCTTGTATATACCGTCGATGATTCCCCACTTTTGCATAAATCTATCAGCAACTTTATCTCCAATTCTTGCTTTTGAAAAATCTGTTGGCATTATTGGCCTCCATTTCTTTATTTTCCAGCAACATAAACAGATTTGCCGGTGAGTTTTTCAAAGCCAGGATGTGCAGTCCGACTTGCGATTATTGGTTATCAATCAGCTTTCTTCAGCAGTTTCCGGCATTGCTCGATTAAAAACTGCAATTCATTCACGCTCTCGGTATCCTCAGAACAGTTCACATCTTCTGCGGCTTGCTTGCGGATGTCCGCAGGGATTTTTGCGAGGCGGTCTTTAAGTGCGGCAAGGATTTCGGATGCGGGCTCCTTGGGCTTGAGGCTACTGAGTTTTTTAGCAAGGTCAGTATTGTCACCGTCCTGACCATTTTGACTATTCATGTCATCATAACCTTTGGCCGCTTCAAACAATGATTCTCGGAAAGGCTCTCCTATCTTCGTCTGCATATCAACAGGAACCTTACCCCAACATTCTTGAATGTGACCTATCCCCTGGTTGGTGTTCATCAGCAGTTTGTTTTTCCATCGCTCAACCTCTCGATCCTCTGGAACGATTCCGGCAACCCAATCTCTCAGCATAACCCCGTCATTGACACCCAAATATCCGTCACGCCTCCCCAAAATCGGTCTTAAATCTTCCGGCATTTTTATTAGGTTTTGGCTTTTGCCTTCATCGCACAGCATCATAGAAGCTGTCATTTCATACATAAAGTTTTTTTCTTGAATGGGTTGAATACCTAAACTGATAAGGGCTTTAGGGTTTCTGTAAGATGTTTTTTCCCTGGCACGAATACAAACGATAATATGCATATCACATTGCAACATGGTCGACATGAACGCCTTGTGTTCCCGTTTAGCCAATTTCCAATTTGCCATTTTGTCAGATGTATTGTTGGCAATCTCATCACAACCACCGATACTTTCCCATTCATGAGTTACGCTATCAATGACCAGAACTTCAATTCCAGATGCTTCAAATTCCTTAATAGCTTCACTGTATCTTGATGGGGAAAACGGCGGGTGCAGATCCCCGATTAAAAAACGGTCAATATCTCCGTTAGGTGTCTTGAGAATGTCAGCATAGAGCGAACCTCTTTTATTTTCAGTATCAAGCAAACCGATTTTTTTTGCATTTTGATTTACCATTCCATATGCCAATAAAAGTGCTGTATATGTTTTCCCTGCTCCTGATGGTCCAGCTAATCCTATAACCGTCCTGGAGCCAGCCTTTTTAGCTTCCCTAATTTGCAAAATTCCCATTTTAAGCTCCTTATTGTCTCAAAAATATTCGATGTGAACGTTCCGGCAGCCACCCCTTCGGCATACCATTCCATGCGTGAAAGTCGGAACATACCTTCTCATACGCTCCGTCAAGATCCTCAACCTGTTCCAAGTCAATAGTGTGGATCTGTGATAGATATGGCTTTTGCTTACTTGACACTAAGAACGGCATGTGGGATACTTTGCAACCCCATGTGACATTAGCACCCTCAGTATAGTGCCGGTCCTGAATCCATAGCCTTTGTGAGAGTTGGCTATGGACCCGGCTCATATCTGCCGTAGATTTAATGTCTCCAATCAGTGTTGTTTCCTCGTCCAAATGTAACACCACGTCAAACAATGCCTTCTTTCGCATCCCATTACTCTCCCAAATAACCGGGACTTGAAAGAGGGCGTTGCTCAATATGTCCCTTATTAATGTACCCTGGTACTTCATCTTGAGCATGTTCTCAGTCATGCGCTTTAACATTTCTGTCTCTGTGGTGGATACCGGAATCAGGCCGGGGTTTGCCATGCACTCGTCAATGAAAGCATGCCGTTTTTTGTGGGTTCCGCTTCGAGTTATTTTATCCTTATTATACCTGACGTATTGTTCCAGATCCTCTCCCTGCTCAATAGGCTGAATCAGGTCATCAGGCAGTATCCCGGAAAGTCTGCTGAAAAAGTATCGTTTGGAAAAAATATCGCTCCCAGTTGCAGTATCACAGAGCAAAGATTCAAATATCTTGCCGTGTTCAAAATAGCTTTTCGGCTCAGTCGGCATTAAGGCGTGATCCGGGGATTGATAGAAATTGGCAAGGTTTGAATAATTCATGGCCGGGTATTTGCGGTATTCGGCCTCGGTAATTGTTGGGTTGGTTTTGATAGCAATATTAGGCATTGTCGTTCTCCAAGATAACCGCTATAAAATATTGATAGTCATATTCTGATTGATCTTCATCTTTTTTCGTACCAATAGATTTAATCAAAGGGAAATCTGAATCTTTGAAACCCCATTCAGTAATCATTCGGGGTCTTCCGTTACCAATGGGGCTCCACCCGCTCGGGTCAGAAAACGAAGAAAAGACGAATAATTCCTTACAATGTTCCCTATAGATCGTAGCATATACGTGCTTGTCGGTTTTTTTCCAGATTACGTTAGACATTGTCCATCCCCCTCAACATCCTCCTGATCATTTGATATTTCAATTCTTTCCGTGCAATCCTGGTTTCTATCTTCCGGGATTCCTGTCTGAGTCGATTGATTCCAGCATCAATGTTTTTTAGTTCGTTTTCTGCCAAGAGCTTTGTCAACCCTCCTTGCTCTTTGGTCTGGCAATCCGGGCATATATCATATGAAGACTCAACGCCTTGTACTTTCCGTGTTTCGTGATACCATACGAGAGCCTCTACCGAATCATCCGGTTTTTGGGCCTTGCATTTGTCGCAGTACGGGACGTTGATTGTGCCGATAAAGTTGTCCCTTCCGACATAGTTGTCCACAGTAGTTTCAATATGCATATCCATTTCCTCCCATTACCGATATAATCTGCTGTCCGGTTGTCGCCATCCAGCCGAGTTTTTGGCTTTCAATCTGCATGATCTCTTTGAATCTTCTGCCAGGATACATGTCGCATAATTGTCTGAGATATTTGATGTCTTGCCTGAGATTTCCGGTCATTTTGTCCCCTTGTTGAAATTGACATCATGTCCATGTCTTGCCTGAGTTTGCCGATCAGCATTGTTTTTTATTTCCTTCAAGTCGCATGAATCTAAACTTCTATGGCATCGTCCGCAATAGTAACAACCATCTACTCTATATGGAGAATCGTCATCATCGGCATGGAGATAGCCAGTCCTGATATGGGGTTCTTTCTTACAGTTAATACCATGTATTATTTTTTGATCGTTCACCCTTTCGTCGATAAATTCTTCAAAAACAAGTTTCTTGCCGTCGCAGAGTTCCAGCGTCCAGTGACAGGGCATGTCCATATCGCCTCTTTCCGGATTGCCGAAGTGTGCGCAGCGGTGTGAGCAGGCAACCCCTTCGTTATATTTACAATCAGCTATGACCATCAAACCGCCTCTTTCAATATATAACGAACCTAAGCTACCTATTTTGCCTTTCATGAAACCTCCCTTTGAACTGTTAAGGATTTCTTTACAGTTGAAGCGGCCGCCCAAGTTCTGCCACCCGAACGGCCACTCCCATCATTTACTTGAAACTACATTAGAACAATTTTGGGTGCCGGGATTAGCGGCGTTTCATGGGGCACCTCCTTTTTGATGTTACGTGAAAATCAATCTACACTTTAGTTTTGTTCCTGTCAAGCGTTATTAATCTTTTTTTTTGCTTGATTAATCTTTTTTTATGCTATATAAAGGAACCTATGAAATCAGAAACAGAAAAATTTATCAAAACAAGCAGGCTATCATTACAGATCACTCAGAAAGAATTCGGAAAATTGTTAGGGAAAACCCCGGCCGAGATACACAGGTATGAAAACGGGAAGACCTTGCCGAATTCTGAGTTGATTTTTCAGATTCAAAAACTTTTAAATGATAATAAATAAAGGAGATTACATGAAAAAAGAAAATCATTCATATGCTAATATTTTTCCCATGTTGGCGGGCGTAGAGTTAGAGGAGCTGATAGTCGATATCGGCCAAAACGGTTTAAACAATCCGATTATCTTGCATGAAGACCAAATACTTGATGGCCGCAATCGGTATCTTGCCTGCCAAAGATCGGGAGTAACGCCCAGGTTCGAAACATATCAAGGCAGTGATCCGTTATCCTTCGTAGTATCTGAAAACCTTCACAGGCGGCATTTGACCCCCAGCCAGCGCGCGGCTGTAGCGGTAGACATGCAGAGCGTGGTTGATACGTTGAAAGCCGAGGCCAAAGAGCGGCAGATCAGAAAACCTGTGGAAGAAATCGGACAACCTGAGCCTAAAGATTCTGTTCCGGCAAAATTACCGGAACAGATTCACAAGGAAGATAACGAAACCAGGACAAAATTATCGAACATGACTGGCGCAAGCCCGCGCTACATATCAGACGCACAAAAAATCAAAGAAAAATCTCCAGAAATTCACGAAAAGGTTAAATCTGGTGCCGTTAAAATTCCGGATGCGAAGATACTTATCCGGGAAACGCCTGAAGTACAAAAAGATATCCTTGAGCGTGTCGAGGCCGGGAAGGTCAAAAATGTTAAAGAGGCAAAGCGTGAGATACGGAAAGAAGAATATCAGGAACGTGTTCAGGAGGTAGAACAAAAAAGGGTTGAAGAACCCATGATAACCGAATTGCCGAACCTCATTCTTGCCGATCCTCCGTGGAAATATGATTTTGCCGAAACTTCAAACAGGCAAATTGAGAACCAATACGACACTGCAACGGTTTCAGATATGAAAGACCATTTGCCGGAAACCCAAAGCGACTGCATTCTTTTGATGTGGGCAACCGCTCCAAAGTTAAGAGAGGCTTTTGAACTTATTGATTTATGGGGTTTTGAGTACAAAACTCATGCAGTTTGGGATAAAGAAAAAATTGGGATGGGCTACTGGTTTCGTGGACGACACGAACTATTGTTTGTTGCTACCAAAGGCAAGGTTTCGCCACCGCTGAGTAACTTCAGGGTACCTTCAGTTTTTAGGGAGGCCAGAACACAGCACAGCAAAAAGCCAAAGTGCGTTTATGAATGGATAGAACAAGCGTTTGGAGATAGAGTCAAGCTTGAAATGTATTGCAGAGAGTCAAGGCCGGGATGGTCAGTATTCGGTAACGAAATATGAATAACTTCAAAAATGATTTAGCATTTAGTCATTCGGCAGAGGATTTACCAATTTGGTCTGAAATTTATGGTAAGGCTTTCCCTGAAAATCATGGCTTTGTCAATATGCGCGAGGATGGCCAACTGCAAAGACTTGGGATAGATAGGACAGTTATTTTAAGTTCTGGCAAAGCTATCTACATCGATGAAAAGGTCAGGAGGAAAGACTATGGAGATATCTTGGTTGAATATGTCAGCAACGACAAGACAAACACCAAAGGGTGGGCCGAGAAACCTTTGTTCTGCGATTATATAGCATATGCAATCTTGCCAAGTTATATGTGTTATTTGTTGCCAGTTCCTCAACTTCAAAAAGCGTGGATAGAGAACAAAAAACTTTGGTTGTCAGAATTCGGGACACGGCTGGCTAAAAATAAAAATTACAACACGCTTAATTGCCCGATCCCGATCAAGACCTTATTCTTGGCTATCGGCCAGGCTTTGAGAATTAATTTTTAAAATTCAGAAGGGAGGGAAAATGAAATTTGATCTGACATTAATAATTTGCATTATGGTTATATTAATTGTGAGCTTGGTCCCGGTGGCAGTGATTCTGCATCGGAAAAATGAAAAACTTTGGAGGGAAATTCGAGGGGAACAAAATGTGAAAGGAGATAAGGGATAATGAAGAAATATCAGATTATATACGCAGATCCACCATGGGAATACAAACAAACGGGCAGCAAAAAAAACTCCCGCGGAATGGCAAAACAGTATTATGATACTATGTCCACGGCTGAAATATGTAACCTTGGCGTCAAGAAAATAGCTACAGATGATTGCATATGCTTTATGTGGGCGACTTACCCGAATTATGATCAGGCATTAAAAGTTATGAATGCTTGGGGGTTTCAATACAAAACCGCAGCCTTTGTCTGGGTAAAGAAAAATAAAAAATCAGGTACTAATTTTTGGGGCATGGGAGCGTATACGAGAGCAAATGCAGAACCTCTATTGATCGGAATCAGTAAAAAAACAAGAGCAAAACAAGCTGTTGTTTCTCATAGTGTTCATCAGATAGTAGAAACCTCTATTGAGAAGCATAGCAAAAAGCCGGATGTGTTCAGACATAAAATTGTGGAATTGTTGGGTGATATCCCACGGATTGAACTATTCGCGAGAGAACGTGTGGATGGTTGGGATTCGATGGGGCTCGAGGTAGACGGCAAAAAAATTGAATTCAACTTATCGGACCGAGGAGAATAAAATGACCGTAAAAAAAGATTGGAAGCCGATTCTGAGAAAATATAATGCTGAAAACGGCACGGAGATCAAAGGTGTTGGAGCAATGTTGTACAACGAAAAAGAAAGATTGGGCACATGGAAAAATGTAGCTGATTTTTTTGGGGTGAGTCCGGCTCTGATCTATTATGCCAAAAAAAATCGTGTTGAAATTCCGGAAGTTCAAGAAAAGGAGGTGGGGCCGGTTAAGCTGCCGGGGATGTCCGCTTTGTTGGGGTATGATGTTTATATGCCTGAGGTGGTGCCCTGGAAAATAGCTAAGCCCGAACTGCGGGGCAGCCGGGCTTAGCCGGAAAACTCAAAGATTT